TTATTTCAGATTTGAATCTGCTAATCTCTGCTCTAACTGCTGTATAATGTTGTCGATTGTCTTTCCCTTATAGTCAATGGCAATCTCCTTCAATGTTGCAATCTGAGCCATAATATTAATTTTATCCCCTGCTGTCATCATAATCAATATTTGTTTATTAAGATGCGGTGCTTGCAAAGTTGTAGTGTACAACATAAACATAACCGCCATACATTTTTCCGTAAGTAACCTCTATGAAGTCAAAGATAATATCTCCACAATCCTTGTATGGAATCAAAGGTTCAGTAGGGAATGCTTTATATTTCGTATAATAACTACTTACTTCTTGTGAAAGCAACTGCTTAAAAATATCCACTTCTCCATACTTTGTGAATACACCTTTGAACTCGTTTTCATTGTCTATAGCAACAACTACTCCAAGTTCTTTCTTGATACGTACACCCTCATATTCGTTGCGAACGCCGTTAAATATTGTTGATGTAGTAAGAATCCCTTTAATCTCTTCCATATATCAATTTCTTAAAATGTGAACACTAACAGCCTTGTTTGCATTAGGCTGTGATTCATTAAAACTCTTGATAAAGTTACGTTCCATTTCTTCTGGAAACATAGCTTTTTTCGGTTTCGGCATTGATAACGTGCCTACTACTTTATCCCCCCCTGTAAACGTTATTACGCACTTACGAGTGATTCTTTCTTCTCCAAACATATTATTCTGTTTTATATTTAATTATTTAACGTTCAAACTAATTGCAAGTACTTCTCAGAATATTTTATTCTTTGCTCGACAAAAAGTTTCCAATTGATTTCTTCATTACTTAACTTAATTTGTAATCATCTTCCCTATATTTAATGATTTATAATTAATATTGTTCCTTATAAAAAGGTTATATGAAACAGGCAATAGACCTCTGAGGAAGTGGTTCTCCCCCTTACCCCCATCATTCATTGAAACGATGAGAGCTTGGAAGGAATATTCCACTCGAAGTTACATGAACCCAGTATAATGAGCCCCTTCGGTCGGGTCAGTTGCCAAATCGTACAGCACTTAACCTAAGCAGCTTTCGGGGTACGCCCCGCCCTGCCCGCCTTCTGCCTTCAGTTCCTGCGGTGTCACCATGCACCTCTTGTGACGTGGGTTTTAAGTCTGTGTAGCCGAGTGTATTTAGCCGACAAGCCACCAAGACTACTTGCTTACTCTCGAAAAAGAATAGGGAAAGTGAAAACCCTATCCTTTGTTCGTGTAACGCTCCGAACTCCGGATAGGGTTTCGTATAGGGAAGTGAACAATCACTCAATTATACTTAATATGTCCGCTGTTTAGTGCGTTACTCCTAACAAGCACTGCAAAAGTACATAAATTCCTGCAAACCACCAAATTAGCTGATTTTTCATTAACTTGCTTTATTGTGGATAAATATGGATAATATATATTTAATAGGTTTTTCGGGTATTTGTGACTTTAACCTTTCTAAGGTTTAATTAACACAAAAAATGCCCCACACCACCAAAAAATGATGATGCAGGGCGATATATGATAGGTATAAAAGAAATGCGAAAGAAAAGCCCCACCATTGAGCATCAACGGCAGGGCAGAAATAGAAATATGAATTCCAAGATGATAAATTCATTGCAATGATAGGTAAAATATCTGAGAACTCAAAGAGATAGTGAAAATTTCTTCTGTAAGCGGTTAAAATAGTCTGTTGGTATGATTTATCGGTGCGATAGTTTTTGCGTCATATTCCACAAAATAGGCTGACCCAAACGAATGAGCCAGCCAAATTCTACTTACCCTTGAATATACAGATTGCACCATATACAGCAAGGATAATGATTAAGTACAAAAACATGATGTTATATATGTTGGTGAATAATTATCTTGATGGAAAATAATCATAATGCACTACTTCGTCATCTTTATATCCTGCATAATATAATCTTCGTGTTCCAGACTTTGAATTTATTTCTCTTGGAACATAATAATATTCACGTGTTTCATAACGACCAGACTTGTAGCTGATTTGTCTTTGGAATATATAATCATTTAAGACTATATATTTTTCGTCAAAACTGCCAAAATAAGCATTTAGACCACCTGGTGTAGTCCAGTAATCGCCAGCGAAGGATGTTATTGGCACTTTTTCTTTGTTGAGACTAAAATACAAACCATTAGCATTGTATGCCTTGCCTGTGTCCTTACCAAACACTTTACCTCTAATCGCTAATTGGTCTTCGACAGGTTTGTAAAGCACCAAAGAATCTGTTCTTTTAGAATATTCATTTTTTACGATAAGAGTATCATTTCTTAGCGTTCCCTTTCCTCTTCCAAGCATACATTCCCATAGATTATATAATACATATCCGTCAGAAGTCACACTAAAAAACATATCATCGTTTCCGTTTTCCCATACTCCTTCGTAATCCGCCAAAGTCGTTTTTTTATCTTGCGGATTGTCTGGTACTTCATCTTCACGGCTATCACTACTGCAAGCCACCATAGAGAAAGCTGCAATCATAATTGCCATAAACATTAAAACCTTTTTCATAATTGTATTTGTATTTGTGATATAGAAAACTCAAAATTATTTTTTGGTTTTCCCGTATCAATTAATCTTCGAGACCATACCAAGACTTAGGGTCATAGTTGATTTCAGCTTGTCCATTGTCGTTGATAACAACCATTTCGTTTCCTTCTGCATCAAGGCAGACACCACGCTCTTCTCCAGTAATATCTTGCCATCCGTTGCTCTCAATGATGTCTGTCACTTCAAGAGACCATTCTTCACGCTCGTTGATGAACTCCACTAACTGACCTAATGTCTTAACTTCTGCTGCTTTCATATTTATTGACTTATCCGTGATGTCGAGGGCTTAATTTTTGTTATGGGTATTGTATGGCTAGAAATGCCAATGTTGGAGTAAGACTTGCGTATCAGACGAAACCGTCATTTTTGCGAAATCAGGTATTGCATTACAAATTCCGTTTGATTCCGCTTTTTTCATCAATTCCTCTGCCTCCTCTTCTGTATCAAACAAAGCTGCATCAGTTCTTTCCGAAACATAATGCAAACTACTACCTAAGAATGCAACAATCATGTGTCTGCTATTATAGATAGTTACGTAATACACCTTTCTTCTATCTACTATTTTTCCTGTAGAGTCTTGTAATTTCATATATAATGCCTTATCCGTGATGGCGAGGGCTAAATCTATTATTTATTCACAAAATTCATCAAACTCCTTTTCTGTAATTTCCTCGTACACGTCTCTTTGCTCGTCCGAGAAGAAAGGAGAAATACGCTTGATATATCGTTTGTTGCCTTCTTCGTCAACAAATAAGAACGCGTCCTCATACTCTTGTGTAGGGTAGTCCTGTGGTGTGTGAAGTGGTGCTTCGTACACTTTTCCGCAGATAGCATGAGCGTCCGTCACACATATCTCGTCTGTATTGATGCCGTGCTCAACGTCAACAAATGAATGCTTGATGTCTGTAGGAATCTCCGACAACTTGCGAACAGCGATTTTATCAAAATCAAAATCGCTATCCATATATACAGTGTTGTCATCCTCGTTACCTGGTTGAACTCTCTCGTACAAATCGTCAAAATAAGCCTCGCTGTAATTAATCTGCTCATTAGGCTGCATAAGTAAGCCGTTATCACCCTTAATAAGGATGTCATAATCACACAAATCATTACCAAATACACCTTGGTATATGTCTGATTGCTTGCATAGCAACAAATTATCGTCTATTTCGATAAGTGTATCAAAAAACTTTGAAAGTGATAAATTGCTAATCATAATTTTCCGCTTATCCGTGATGCGTAGGGCTATATATTTATATTATTTTCAAGAGATAACGCAATATGCGTCATTATATTGTGTGTAGGGCAGAAATTTTAATCTTTATTTCTGCCCATGGCGCAATCGAACAATGTGCCGATTAGCCAAATTGCTATTAAGAATGCCATAACTTAAACCTCCTCTGTATTATTGTTGTTGTTATTCAGTTCCTTGTAATACTGCTGAATATCCTCATCAGTCATACCTTTTTCTCGCATTACACGATAGTTGGCAGAACCACGTCTGAAATAAACCTGACTGCCATAGACTGAGCGTAGATTGTAATACGCACTTCTTACCAGTTCTTTGGTTAATACCTTGCCAGTGGACGAATAAACGCCCATCTGCTGCAACATCATAGCTGCATCCGCAAAGTTAGGTGTAGTCAATTCAGTGAAGTCATTGGTACACTTCTTAACCACATTCCATATAGCCTTGTTGCAAGGTTTCTCAGCAGCATCTTTCTTGCGCTTTTCCGATGCAGCCTTCTGTGCATTTGATAAGTCGCACTTTCTAGGTCTGCCCAACTTCTTAACGACCTTACCAGACTTTGAGATAAACTCTCCGTCTTGTTCCAACTTCTGCTTGCGTACTTCCAATGCGCTCTGTGTTCGCTCCTGTATGAGTTCACGTTCCATCTGTGCCGAGAATGAGAAAGCGAATAGTAGCATTTCGTCTATCGCTTTCAGATGGCTGCAATCAAGGTCAATGCCCATCTGAACGATAACCAAGCGCACACCACGTGGTTTCAGCTCGTCATTCACAAATTTGTTGATGTCGCTCATGGAACGACCGATACGGCTGACCTCTGACACAATAAGTATATCACCCTTATCAAGCATCGGCAACACTACCTTACCAAGGTTTCTATCCTTATAAGATACCTTACCAGATACTCCTTCCTCCTTCACTTCGTGAGTAGCTTTCAGATTGTGACAATTCAACCATTCGTTGATTGTTCTTTCTTGCTGCTCCAATGTCTGCTTTTCAGTAGAGACACGACTGTATATTATTACTTTCTGCTTTGGCTCATCATCATCGGTCATGTTTGCCTTTGCGTTGCAGCTTTTGTCCGAACGGCAAAGGTAGTGACCTTCTGCCATCATGCAGTAAGGGCAGTCCTTACAGCCGATGTTCACGATGTCGTATTTTACAGATGCGCCACCTTCATTCTTGATTTCTGTTGTCTTCATTTCTCCTATCTCCTATCCTATCTCTTATTACTATAAACGTTACTTTCTGCTATTTATTATCCACGATAATAGAATGATACATGAAAATCGCTGCTTTTACGCTCTCGGTCATTCTCAATCACCCCAAACATATAAGTATCAATTACGTAATCTACATCATTGTTCTTATCATGTTCAATTCTCTTCACCCATTCCTCAACAACATCAGAACACCAGGCATCGCCAAGGAATCTAACCAGCAATTTGTTATCGTTTTCCTGTCGTACCAATATTGGCTCGTTGCCGACAAATCCAACCTTTTCTGTATTATCTTTGTTCCAAGAATAATGTCCGTCATTGAACAAATCTTCTAACAACTCGTCAATACCAAGGTCTTTTTCATTAATAGGGCAATGAGCCGCCTTATCAATACCATCGTCTGCCCACTGTTCCAATGCTATATGAATATCTTCGGGAACTCTGATAATGTCGCTTGTGTTTTCTCCCCACCATTCCTTCTGATAAGCAAAGAAACGACCAATATCACCATTTGGGCATAACTTCTCACGGATAGACTTGAATATCTCCTCAGTCTTCTTGTAATAGAAACGTCTGGTAGATGGATTTCTGTAGTTAGTCAGATACACCCAACATCTGGTTTCTTCCTTTGAAATATCGCCAAGAATGTTTCTGAAACTACAACTATCACTACCAAAAACACCTTTGAGGATAGTTCTCTTCAATACTCGCTCCTCTTCTTTTGTAAGTTTGGATAAGCAATCTTCAATCTCTTTAGTCCACATGATATAATCTCCTATAATTAGTTTATACGTTCAATTGTTTCAATGTACTGAATAGAGCTACAATCAATATATTTACGTGTAAACACTACTGTACTTCCACTTCCAATCATAAGTGTTCTGTTCTTTGCGTTGCAGTGGAAGAAGGTATCATCATTACCGAAATCAAAACCTATCTTCGTACCACCAACCAAATTGATAGTTCCTCTAAATCCGTGGTCTTTGGCATCACCCAATACCGCTTTTACATAACCTGTATTCATGTTCTTGTCTCCTATAATTAATTGTCAAACACCTTCTCTAATAATGATTTATTACTTTAATTCTTGTTCTACAATATCGAAATTATCCCACGTCTCACCTTCGTTGTCTGAGATATGATAGAAAGAGTCTGATACGCTGATTTGGAAATCGTCACAATCCAATGCTTGTTTATAGCTTTCCAATGTGTTCAATCCCTTTTCTTCTATCGCTTTTCTAGCCTTATCTCTTGTTGAGAAGACTTCCGCATCGACCTCAACGGCTTCACCCAATCCGTGTTGGTATGAAGAGATAACTACATATACTTTCATAACTTAGCCCTCCACCTTAATAATTCCACGTCTTACCAAAGCTTTCACGAAATCATCTAGCGATAATTTTCTAGAATAGCATTCGCCACCGCATATTCCGTAATTCCAATTGATTATGAGGTTTTCTTCTGTATGGTATCTAGCAATGCTATTGTGCTTACCTGCAAAATCCTCATAGTGCCAAACTAAAGCAACTTCTATCGTTCCACGTTTCTTTGGGTGAATAAGAAAGCTACTACGAAATCGGTCACTCTCAAACTCGCATCCATAACTCTTCAAGAAACTCAGCTTTTCAAGTGTATCTTTCTTCCACTTTCTAGCCTTTTCATACTCTTCTTTCTGTGCTCGCTTGATAACGTCTTCATCAATAGCATTCTTCTTTGATTCTGCTATCATCAACATTTCCAATTCGTTCATATCTTTACCCTTTCTGTTATTAAATTACACCGATAATATTAATCGGTTCTTCAATACTCGCTACCAATGCAGCATTATTATTCTCTGTAGTAAGGTTATCAACATCTAAGTAAATAACCTCTGGTAATGATGTCTGTTTCATATTGATTAATGTTTGAAATTTGTTTCGATAAACATTATTTGATGAATATCCAAGACGATAGTATCTTTAAGAAATGAGTCGTTAATTATAAGTAGCTCATTCGTTCCGTCTACTCTATACTTGCAATTATTGAAGTCTATATGAAAACGGACATCAGGGATTGCAATATGAATTACCTTACTTTCTGCTTTGGCTACCTTGATAGCCTTTCTTAATTGATTTACGTTCATTTTACGATGTATTAAAGTTTGTATATGTTATTAATTCACTCATTCTTTTGCTCCGTGGATGTGGCAAAGGTAGTGTGTGTACTACTTTGCCAACACCACATAAGCAATCGCCTACAGCTGTAGGAAATGGCTTGTTTGCTGCAATATCCAACCGCATATTGTCCGGTGGAATATCCAAGCATGAAGGAACACCGATAGAGATAGCCACAACCTTTGCGGTTGATACTATTTCTTTGCGCTCTGAGACGTTTTCATTTGCTAATGGTGTAATTGTCCGCTCGGTGCATTTCTCGCTCGCTTGATGCTCGTTTGGCACGCTATCCAATGGTTCTTTGTACTGCCCTTTGCAGATTTCCTTCAATATCGGGTCATTATTGATAATGGAGTAGTATCTGCTTTCCGTGATGCTCATAGAATGATACCTAGCTGCAAACTGCTTTCTATCCTCTATCCAAGTTGGCTTGTTAGGTATATCCATACACTCAACAACAAATTCATCGGTTTCTTTCAGATACTTAATCACGTTCCATCTTCTCGGTTTTCCGTCTTCACCAAGAATATAGCAGACGTTTTCAAGATAGAATTTAACCTGCGCATTTATTGTATTTTGCAATGAGTCATTATCATCAGGTACAGCTGCAATCTCTTCTTTGCTTGATACCAATGATTTCTTTTGCGCATCCTTGAATAGCTTTTCCAATTTAACACCATCCTTAAAGAAGAAAGCGCATCCACGATAGGAATTACTTTTTGTTCGCTTATCATCGGGCATAAACTCTTTGCAGAATCCCGACAATGTAAACAGTTCACCACAAAATGATACCTTATTGTCTTCTGCTGCAATAACCTCTGTGCCATCAATGAAGGTTAATTTATCGCCTACATTTACACCAATTGCATCAAAACTAAACTTATTGCTAGGCTTATCCAATGGTACTACCTTTGCAGTTTTATTCGTTTGCTCTGTTTTCTTCTCTGTAGCGCACTCTTTTTCCTTAATTGTAACATTATCCACCTTTGTAGGGATAACGTCTTCTGTAGGCTCATTTGTGCGCTCATTTGCACGCTCTTCCAATACGTCTATATCAAATGGTACGTATTTAGTATCTACTGAATAGCCTCTACCCTCATATACGGCTGGCATAAGCAAATAGATATTGCCAAGACTATTTGTTGCAACTGCTGCATGAGAAGAAGACATACCGAGATATAATGTACCAACACTATCGAAAGCAACAATAGACTTAATCATAAATGATACATCATCAATGGTATGCTGCAATTTGTTTTCGATAGCCAATTCACGCTTGCAATCATCATAAGATAAGGTAATCTTACTTTCTCCAGATAAGCCGTGCAAACTAATAGTATTTGCACCATCTTTCTTTGCAACCTTACAGAATTTCTTTATCTCATTCCAAGCGTTTTTATCAAAGTGCAAAGCGAGTTCATTTGATACCTTTGGAATAACACTCTTCCAATTTGGGTATCTGCCAATGTAGCCGATATTAGAAGTAATACTCTCAAACTCTAATTTGTTGCATTCCTTACCATTTACACTTTCCTTTGTGGCTGTAACATTATAGATTTCTCCATTCTTCATTTTCTTGCACATCAAAGCAAATTTCTTTGGGCTGATATAGAAGTTTGATAAATCTCCCGAATGTTCCAATACCTTTGCAGGAAAAGAAAGTAATTTGTGCCCATCGCTTGCAATCAAACAATTATTAGCTGCATCCAATATGATATAGTTCATAACAGGGCGCAACTCATCATCGGCAACAAATTTGCAAAGCTCGCTCATTCCTTTGCTTACTTCAAAGGTAGCCTTTCCCAATAATTCGCCCGACTCTTCAAATACAAATTGCCTTGCATTTCTGCCAACACTCGCTAGCTTTTCAAAGACTGAAACAAAATAAAAAATATTCTTCAAAGGAAAACTGCAAGTATATGTACCTACACTAACAGTTGTTTTTTCGTCTTCATTTTGCTCATTACTGAAACAAAATTCTTTATTTACCTTATTAGCTATCTCGCTTGCAGTATAAGAGCCGTAATCGGCTACCTTTGCCATTTTCTCCCATACTGCAAAAGCTATCTCATACAACTTGTTTAAGATAGCCAAATTCATTTCTTTATCACTCATATCTCTAATTAATTGATGTATCTAAAATCATTTTTACCCAAACAAAACAAAGTATATCCACCTTTGTAAAACTGAATTAATTCGCCCTGCTTAGATGTGTAATCATCCACCCAATACGTATTACCCCAACTTTCAACACATTTGTATTGACCGATAGGGCTACTTATTTTTACTTGAATCTTTCTCATATATCCAATTGTTAAAAGTTACACTTCGTAAAATTGCCCATAGTATTTTCCCCAAGCTACCAAAGACAAGCGCACACCACCATCTTGAATCGGTGATACGCTTATCTTTTCACGCTTGATACGTTTCAGACGTCTATCAAACTTGCAATAAAAGCGAATGAATCTATCTTTTAACTCGCTTTCTTTTTGCTCGCTTACATGTTCCAAGTGAAGGCTATTGTATTCAGCCTCTAGCCAACTCTTTATATTTTCTACATTTGCATTTTCTATCATATCCAAGTTGTTTAAAGTTCATTATATAATATAGTCTTCATACTTTTCTTATCTCTCCATGCACCACCATAATAGGTATATTCATTTAAGAGATTTCGTAAATAGAACAAAGACAACTTAACTACATTTGTGCGTACAAAAGAATAACCTGCAAATTCCAATGTGTAACTTATCAAAGTGTTATTCTCATATCCACCGCCAGCAGGGATAAAAGCAAAGTTACCAAATATTTGCTCATATCCAGACTTTAATACCGCAAATTTCTCTTCGATAGTCTGATATAAAGTTAGTGATACGAAATTGTGTGTAAAAGCATATTCTTTCACACTATCAAAAATACGTTTGTCACTGAAAATATTTTCTCCAATATGAAGAGGGTTATTTGTGATAGTCTCACCAACTGAAAATAAGCTATCAATAGCAATTTTCTCATTTAACGCTTTCAAGTCTTTTTCAGACTTAACATATAAACGGTACTTTTTCATTTTCTTTTCTCCTATCTTTATTTGTGCCGTGCCAAATCTCGCTTTTGGAGGTAGTCTCTAACTACTCACGGCTATAGTAACTTTTAAGCAATATATAATTGTGCCGTACCAAGTCGCAAACTTTCGTACCTTATAGGTAAGTACGGCTATTTATTATGCGTATCTTTCGATAGTCTCATTACATTCTTTTATGATGGTTTTTATATCACTACCATAAAAAAGACTTTCTGCCATACCCCAAATTAACTCATCCCTACACTCTTTAATATCAGAGTTTGAAAACTCTTCTTTTGTAGGTTCATTCTCTTCTTTGCCCAAATTGAAATGCTCCCACAAATCATCGCCATCAAACATGTGAATAAAGTGTACCTTATAATAAGTACTTTTATTGTTAGAGTCTGGGTAAAGTCTAGCATATACGACATTATACCATTGATTCCCTATCTTTTCAGACTGATACAAGCCTTTTCCGTACTTTCTAACCTTTGTTATTTTGTATTCCATATCTTTCTAAATTTAGCCGTTTATTTACCCTATATAGCCCTATATTTTCCCACTTGATAAAGTGTACCAAAGGGAAAAGATAAGGGCACACACACTATTATTTAACCCTCAAATTTGGAGATAGTACTAGTTATTTCATTAACAACTTGCAGCAGACTATCCAAATATAAGGTATCATAAACCAAAGTATTTTTGAATGTAAAATGCAGTTCAAATTCTTCATCATCGTGCCAAACATCGAAATGTATTAAGCCTTTGTCACACTCGCAAAAGTTATTATCATATTCATGCACACCATTATAGGTTATTTCTTCGCTAACTACATTTGCAGTAATACCCAAAGCACGGAGTATTAATGCTAACTTTTTTAATTCTTTCATATTGCTAATTATTTAATGTTACTTTGTGGTGCAAACGGAATCGAACCGTAAACAGATACCGACTATCTTTGCACCTATCCGCACTATTTCATTTTGTTAAATAATTCTTTGTACGCCTCCAATCTCTTTAATGTGGATTTAGAAGGCTTGATTTGTGGATTAACTTTGATAGCATTATTAATATTTATGATTTTGTCCATAATAGCCAATCTTACTAAATCAACATCATCACCATAAAATGTTATTGCTTTTTCCATCTTTATTTCTATTTAAATAGGTTATTTACTCTTTTACGTACTTATTCCAATTGCGCCCGACAATAATGCCTAATACGTAAGATATAAGGGCGAAAACGAAAGGTATTGTTATATCCATATCCAAATTAATCTTTAATGTTACCAATTTCTAGATTTAATGTTGTAGTATCTAAAAATGTTAGCCTATCGACATTTGCAGTAACTTTCAATACTACCATATTACTAGAATTTTCAAGCACACAGAAAGAGTTTATAAATCCTTTGTGTACCATTTGAGTATGCTTTTCAAGAAGGCTACCTAAGCTAATATTTGCTTTTTTAGCCTCAACTTCAAAAGTGAATGCATCATTAAAGAACATTATATTGCGATAATTCGTACTTATCCATTTTGTATTTGTGTTCATATTCTTATATTATTTGTACCTTTGCACCCACATAAGCGAGTGCAAAGGTTATTGTTATTATTTACTCATTCTATCAAAAACACGCTGCAAGCTATACCAATAAGAGCGTGAACGTGAACGACCAAGAGGAGAGTCGTATCTGTAGCCATCCGCTTTCATGCACTCGCACAAAATAGATAGTTTGCGACTATCCAAACGGAAATAATCTGTTTTAAGGTTAAAACCTGCTGCAATAAGAGTCTGTACTCTAATTTCTTTGCACGCTTTCAAATTGTACCATTCTAACTTTTTCATATATAGCCCTCCAATTAGTTTAAGTTCAAATTATCCTTTGCCGTATTGATTATTGCACAAGCGAGATAAGCACAAGCCTGCTTTCTCTCTTTCTGAGTCGGCATTTCTCCATCATGCTTGAAATGATACTTTGCTGACTTGAAAACTAAATCTTTCAAAGTATCATTATTCATTAATCTAACAACACTAACAAATTCGTTAGCTTTCAGATATTCCTCAATAACCTTTGTTATTTCACGCTTAACATCATAGAATTCACGTGTATTGTTTACGTACAATACCATTCTTTGTGCGTTCAAAGACAATTTTTCAAAAACTACCATAAGATAAATATTTAAAAGTTACTAATTAATTTGCTTATATCGGAAAAAACTAATAACTTTGCAACCGCTTAGAAGTAATCATAAGTTATTAGTTTTTCTTTTAACTTGATTCGCCCACTACTTTTTTAAGGTAGTGGGTTTTTCGTTTATGCTGCAAAATAAGTGTTTTTTACAGACTTTAGCCAAACATTGAAGGCTGCAAGCATTGAGCCTAATCCGGCGTTTTTATCGTAATACTCATTAAACAACTCACAGAAAGCAATTACTTTCTTTTCGTCAGAAGACGAAAGCAAGGCTCCAATTGGTGTAATATACGACTGATACCAATTTCTAGATTTATCTAGCTTATTTTGGTATTTGCTTAATACCTCATGCAAATCGCCCCAAACTTTATGCTGCTTTTCCTCTTTTGCTATATGTTGCAACTCGGTTAAAATTCATTTTAACCCACAATTTGCAAAAATCATCCTTATTTACATCGCTATTATTATAAACCTCAATAATAGCCAAACCATTTTTGAATTGTTACTACTGCAATTAGCATGCAGCCGCTTTTCCGTTTTTTAACCTTGACGGAAAACAACAAACCTAATAACCGATACACTATATAGTATCATCAACATATCACTCGATACGCTTTGTTAGCCTTTATCCGTATACCTTATATTTTGGTATTGTTGTTATCTAATATCTAATATGTTGTATTACACGTAATACGTTATATGATAAGATAAGCAGCGCACAAATATATAAGATAGATTTTATTACGCTAAATGTAAATAAGCCAAAGAACACACAATATAGATATAACAGGATTTCTCTGCTTAGAAGTAATCTCGTTGTTTCTTGATTGCGATGCAAAGGTACGACAATTTTATGTATCTGCAAAACTTTTAGGCAAAAAATTACGCTTTTTCTCGCTTTTTTCTTGAAAATAATTGGTTTTTCCGAAATTTATACACATAATGCTATCTCCACTTTGCAAAATGATAGGTTAAATAGTGGCTATTGTGTGTTTTTATCTGCTTTCCCTATCTTTGCACCTTTGCAGCCCTCAAAACTACCTTTGCAGCCGTTTTCTTATATGATAGTGTGTGCGCGTACCTTATATATAGGGAAAACATCTAAAACGCTTTTATTTGATGTTTGCAGCCGCTTATTTGATACGCTTTCAGTTATCTAGATTATTTCTAAATAGGTTTTATCTGTTTGTAGCCGTATGCTTTCATTTGTTTTTTTTGTTTCACGAAAATTGTGTGTGAAACATTATGCAGATTTCTGTATTTTTATGCAAGTTTAAAATGTATGTTTATGCAATGTATTATGGTAAACAGAAAACTTTTTGGGAATTTCGAGTTTTTTCAGCACCTTTGCCGAAACGTTCTATCTTTTTACTTTTTGTTCCTTTGCTTTTTCTCTTATTTTGGATAATTTACAGAAAACGAAAACAGAAACGAAAAAGCCTATTTTTGTGGTATTTTTGCCCGAAAACGTCCGTTTTTGTCGCAAATAATATATTGATTTTCAGTGATTTATACCTATATAGGGCAAATTGCACCCCACACCCCCGTTTTTGGCACTCGCAGTGTGGGTCAGCTCTCGTCCGAAAATTTTTTATTTTTTATTTTTTATTTTTTTGTAAAATACTATGATTTTACCAATTCAGCTTTTCTACCGAATTTTGAGCATTTTTGAGAACATCATATCTACTTTTCTTTTTGCATAAAGTTTCATGGTATCTACTTTTGCTTATTTCCGTGCGTCAGGTAGCGTTTTATGCAGCTTCGTGGTAAGTTTATCACCAGATTATTTTGAACGTCTTAGAACGCAAATTTCGAGCTATTTTTATTTTTGCGGAAAAGTAAGACTGCTTTCTACTTTAAGGTTCGTTTTTGCTATATATGGATTGCAGTTTCGTGTGATATTGATATGGGGTTGATGCGAAGCCTTCTTCTTGGGGGATGAGTATATAGTTTACTATATACAGGGGGTTGACATCCCCCATTACGGCTGCGCGCGATGGTACAATTACTTATTTACGTGTTATTATTATATGGGAAAGAGTTCAAATGTTAAATTTTCAATATGAAAAATCTGATTTATGTGGATAACATATATTTAATTGGGGATATGGGGAAAATGGTACAAATTTGCAATTTGTTAAACTATGTAAAGTTCGTTTTTGGCTTGATTTTTTGGCGTATATTTGCAGCATAAATGTTTGATTTACGAATTACCGACTTTGGAATATGGCAGAAAAGAAATTCTACATACAGCGTTACTTGAAGTCCGAGCAGGGAGCTTGGAAGGCAGACGGATTGCGTAAGAGTCTGGAGGATGATTTTGGCGGCGGTTCTGTCCGCTACAAGTCATTGGAAGGATTGAACTCCAAGGGTAAGCAGAAGGGCGTATATACCGAGAGCTATCCTGAGAATGACGCATTGAGAGTGTTCGTTGACCCGAATGCTAGACATGAGAGCACCAACGCTACGTTGTCAGTCTGCGTGTTCGGGTATGATGTTGACGGAACTACTGAGCTTTCCGTTACTGAGCAGATAAAAGCTGCCGAGAAAGCATGGGATAGTCTGTATGCTTACTTGGAGGGTGCGCTTATCTTGTGGTATGACGATTACAGACAGAAGAAAGCGTTGTTCTTGGTACAGGATGCTACAGAGCCATCAACGGACAACATCAAGAACATTCCGTATCTGCTCTGCTCTGTCAAGTTGGTAAACGTCTTCGGTCAGTCGTTTGATGGTGACAGTACCACGATTGAAGATTGGTTGAAGAATGGCGGAAAATAGAAACAACAGCATCCACTAGGCGGTAGGACGTGTCTCTTAGATACAAGTCTAGGCAAACAGAAGGTTCGAGTTCCTTCTACGGTCGGTGGATGCTTTAAAATATATGCGAATTATGAACAAATACAAGACATCAATTGAGGTCAAGGGCGAAAACATCAAGGCATTGTTCGACTGCCCTATCGTTACAGACATCAAGAAAGCAACCGATGCGGTCGATGATGGTTTGGACGTTACCGATATGCTTTATAGCGTTACTGCCGTCAATATGGCAGGTGCTCATAAGCAGGTGAAACGCGGTTCTGTATTGGCGCAAGACGTTTGCGGTCATTGGGAGATTATGACTGCCGATGAATGGGAGTTGAGGAAAGACGATACCATTAGCGATGGTTCATCCGAGGGGTTGTAATCATTTAAAAGTTGAGAATATATGCGAATAAAGGAAGAATCACTTGACAGGGCGTTAGAAGCGGCATCGTTGCAGACGAAGGGATTGCCGAAACGCTACACGGATGGTAAAGACCCATTCTGGATAATGGCTGTTGTGCTTGTTCAGAAGCGCAATTTGGAGGAATGCTACTGCATTTATCAGCAGAATGCGGACAAATACATGAAGCTTTTGCAAGACTTCGGCACACCGAGTCCTATCATGTCTATCAAGAGCATTCATCCTTATATGTATCTTGATGAGGCTCAGTTTTTGCCGAGCGGATGCATCGAAGCAAAGAAGAACTTTCTGAAAAACGAGCTTGGCGAAGACCCTATGGCTTATGAGGTCGATGAAATGACGGAATCGGACGTTAATCACGCGTTATTGGAGATTGCCATTGATAAACAGATGAGAGCTGATGAGGAAAACAAGAAAATCAACGTACTCAATGAAGGAAGCGATTTGGATGGAACGAGATTTGAGGACATTGAACGTCAGAAGTTCGAGTTTGAGTTAGCTGAAATGAGGAAAGATGGATGCTCTAAGAAGGAAATAAAAGAGTTCATTGACGAGTATAATGCCAGTCATAAGCAGAATGTTGACGATGAGCCATACATTTCAGAGGAAGACCGCATTCATCAGGAAATGGAATCAAAGGACGTTGAGAAAACTCCCGAATGCAGTATTGAAGGTGAGTTTGATGCACCTGAGATAGACTATGATAAGCTTCATGAGGAATCAGAGGCGTTCAAGAAAGAACAGTTAAAAGTTGCCAAGCGCAAGTGGAAGCGCGCCTATGATGCCGATTCAGAGAAGCGTGACGGAAGAGAGTTCGAGAACGAATTTGGCGAAGATGAGGAATGTGAGACGTTGCAGTTGCCGAATAAAGAAGCTGTTCCTGTAAAGCGAAAACCAGGAAGACCGAAGAAATCGTCATTGGATTACACTGCTAGCAAGCGCGATACGACAAAGAAACGTGGTCGCAAAAAATCATCAACTAAAAAATAACAGATTATGACTAAATCAGAGCTTTTGAATAACGTGTTCTTTGAGAATGCAAAAGGTGATTTACCTATCATATATATAACATCGGATGATGATGTGGTAAAGGTCGGCGGCATTATCAATGCACCTATGGTTGGCAGAATTTATTTTAGTGAGGTTAAGAAAACCATCACGAAGGATGAATTGCTTGCCAACAAAGAGTTCATTTGCGCAAGTGATGATTCTGAAATTTTTATTGATTTCGGTGGTTACAGACGCGAGACGCTTGATTGCTATATCGCGATTGATGATAGTTGCATTAATATCATTGAGCTATGAGGAATAACCATCACAATCCTAATAAAGTACCGCCGTTCAAACCAGACCCCGAACATTGGACTAAGAAGGTTCACTCTTGGAAGGCGAAGGTTGCATACGAGACTGAGGATGATGCTTGGGAGTTTCTGAATCAGATTCCGAGGTTGAAGGCACTTGGTTGGCATCCTTACTTATGTAAGGTTTGCTCAAAGTGGCATATTGGTAGATTACATAATAAATAGTTGAGAATATGAAGAAGTTTAAGAAGTCGATAGAGATTAGCACAGAGAATATTTCAGATGTTCTTCAAGTGCCTATTGTTACTAGTGTATACAAGACCAAGTTCTTTAAAAAAGAAGGTCGTAGTAATCCTTATGATGCTTTAGTAGTGATGTATGTTCATGTTGAAGGTATTAAAAACGATTTATGTACTAATCAAGGAGACGTTCTTGCTCTAGACATTTGTGATAATTGGTATGTCTTTTCAAAAGCAGCGTGGGAGAAACATAAAAACGATGAGGTATGAAGAAGAAAGGATATTACGAATATGGAAACGGAATCTACCCTTTGAAGCTTTTGGTACACATCGGTAAAGACCTGAAAGAGCTGATAGATTCCTGTTTTGACAAATGCAAGGCTCCCGATATTGATTACGGCGGCGTTACGTATTCCGATGCTGTCAGAAAGAGCGACAGAAGGTGCGGTGTTCTTGTATCGTTTCCGTGTCAGAAGATTATGTCAATGAACTATTGCTGCCACGAAGCTTCTCACGTCTGCGATGCCATCGAGGAATATACTGACTTGGAACACGGCGGCGAGCCTTCTGCCTACTTGATGGGTTGGATTGCGTCTTGCATCAACAAGGCTCGTTTGGGCATTGGAGATTTCGTTGAACTGAAAGATAAGGAGGAATAGATTATGAGAAATTATTGCTATAAGGTTTCAAAGAATGGATGGAGAAGTCACGATAAGATAGATACCATTACTGGCATTAACGTGTACGAACTTAACAAAACAAAGCATGACACAGAGCTTTGTGAAAAAGGTGTGATGTGCGAGGTGTACGAGGAAGGAACGTTCTACGATGAGCATGATGAGTTTTATTTCCAAGCAAAGAATACTGTCAAGGCTTCAAAAATCGGATTCTCGCATTATATCAACCGAGACTTACAGAAGCTCGGTGATAAGAATGTTAGGTTGTTCTTGATGGATAATAGTATTTCCTTTGATGATGCTATGGCGTTATCGGAATTGGAAGCTTACAAAAGATGTCAGGAGTATTATGAACGTTTAGTTAAGAAATAGCTTATGGATTATGAAGATATTTGGATAGGAACTGTGTTTATTGCACCTGCGTCATATCTTATCGAAGAACTCGAAGAGCAAGAAAAGGAAATTTTCAAAAACAGAGTCTTTCAATATGATAATCTAGTTTGCGGAATTGTCGATAAGATAGACTCTAAGCGCGGTTATGTTTGGGTGACGTTCAAAGTTCCAGACAACAACTACGTCGATTCAGGAATAACCATAGCAATAGACTTCAAAGCTAGTTGGTGTAGGTTTTGTGCCGTTAAAGGTGGAGAGAGGTTCAGTTCCTATCAGTTTCTCTGTCTCAAAGAGCAGGATATTATTGACATAATTAAAAATAAAGACTATGATTAAGAAAGAAGATATTAAGGTTGGTGTTAAATTTTATATCACACGTAACAATTGTAAAAAATGCGGCATTGATGTTTTATATGCAAACGATAGCATTCCTATTCTATTCGAAATAGATGAAATAGACGGACATAAGCGGCTACGCTGCACACCTGTCAATTTAAGCAATGAATTTAGTGTCTGTTTTGGCATAGAAGACATAATGATGTATGGTATGTTAAGTTCAAGTACGCACAAGACTGATAATGGAAAAAACGGAAAGAGCGAACAGGTTAACCATCCATCCCATTATGCGTGGTTGAATGATTTGTGCGGTGTTGAGCCTTTGGATATTTGCAGACATCTTGACTTCAATACAGGGAACGCTATCAAGTATCTCTTGCGCAAGGATAAGGTGGATGGCAACAAAACAAAGACCGAGAAGCGCATTGAGGACTTGCGTAAGGCGGTATTTTATATCCAAGACGAAATAAAATTATTGGAACATGGCACAGACTAAATACACTTGTAAGGATTGCGTATTGTTGAATGATGAAGATTCTGAGTTCCCATATTGCTTGGGCAAAGACTTATATACAGACGCAAATCCTGACGATGATGCTTGCGGAGATATTATTCCGCTGGTATATACTTGCAAGGATTGTTTCTTCTTCAAGGATGGGGTTTGCCATAATACCACGGAGAAGAGATACACATCGAAAGAAAATCCTTCATGTAGAAATTTCGAGTACAAAACGATTGTAGAACAAAAATAAATATATAGTTATGGCTAGAATTGCAAAAAAGAAGACTGTTGACAACAATGCAGGTTTGCTTAAAGTTGTTGTCGGAATCAACAGAAAAGATGTTGAAAGCGTTACCGACTTCGGTCATTTCTTCATCGTAATTTTGAAGGATTGTGCTATTTTCCACACACATATTGGATTTGAAGCACGTTTTAAGCGTTGGGGCGGTGTTGATATGGAAGGACACGCGCTTACCACTACAACATTCGCGTGGCTTGAGAATCTTGTCGCGATGAAGAACGAAGTAAAGGGAAAAGAAAATGATATTTTCCCTGAGACAGATGTTACTTATCAGGATATGCTTGATAGTATGGTTATCATCACAGAAGCCAACATTACTCATCCGATTACAGCGTTCACTGATGCAGATGATGCTGCAAAATTTGCAAAAGAAAAACTTGATTACATCGGTCGTATGCAGAAAGAGTTGGAAACTGTAATGAACACTCCAGTTTCCGAAGAGACAGAGGAAGACTTGAAGAAGAACTTTGAGCACGGTCAGCAGGCAATATTGGCAGAGCAAGCAGCCGAGGCTCTTAATCAAGGAAAGGAATAGCTTATGTATAATGAATGGTATATAGAACTGAAATACGGACTATTCCGAGATTACAGGATTGTAAGGATGTGTGATGCTAACGGAGTGAAACGAGACGGTATCTTTATACCATTCATTCAGAACGGAATCAAATGGGATGGTGTAAAGGTTAAGAATCCTGTTCAGTATCTAAAGCCGATTTGGGCTGCCGCCGATGGTTCTAGATTACACAAGTTAGTTCCCATGGTTTCTGTGGATTTTAGACAGAAAATGGAAGATGCAGGTGTTTTATCACCAGATGATAAATACCCTTGTGATACGGTAGGTTACGTTTATAAAGATAAAAATAAGATATAACGGCTATGATATACTTAGGTAATGATACAATGGATAAGGTAGAGCGGATGGTTTGCGAACAAGTGAACACGGCTATGAGTACTGAGGAAAAGGAAGGAGTGAATGCAGATGATTTATATGTCGGCAATACTAACATTCCTTTTGCGAGAGCGGTAGCAAGAAACTTTGTTCTTGACGTTCTGCACAATCGCTATGGTTTTTCCTATGCCGTTATTGCACAGCGCGCGGACATCAATGAGAAATCTGCTATGCGATGTGTCCGCAAGTGTCACGAACTTGTCGGGTACGATAAAACCTATGCGTATGTTAACACTTTAATTAACGATAGATTGAGAGAATGGTATGGGGAATAGCAATGAATTATTGACGTTGAAGCGTAATGCCATAAGATTGGGATTGTGCGGAGAATATAAAGGGAAATGGGATTCTGCCGCGAGTAAGCGAGAATTGGTAAATATGGCTCTTGATTCAAACGGAATTGAGTTTATGGCTGATTCTATTGCTTTCGGATGGGGATTGTCAAAAGAGTACCTTTTGAAAGAGTTTGGTGAGTTTGCTAATGGATTCTACCAATGTAATGAGCACGGATATACTAGCGAAATGTATATAGGTGCTCATGGAGTTATCAAGGCGCGCTCTACGATTATTCTTGTCGCGTACTGCAAGGATTTGGAAATTGAAGTTCCTGAAAATATGGTTACTCGCATTTATGTGTGCGGAAAGAGTGAAGTTCGCATCGAATGCAAAGGAAAATGTGACCTTATAGAGTACGGAGAGGATAATGATGTTAAAATCATTGGCTACGATGATGTAAATATGACGTTAGGGCACGTTTACACATCAGAGTGGAATAGTTGTAAGGACGAACAAAAATAACGTCTTACAGCTCATTTAAATAGCAAAGTTTGGTAAAAATATTTATATTATTTTCTTGTTTACAGAGTGTACGGCGGTACAACACAGACATAAAGTGTAATTTTACTTTTATATTAGTTAAGGTTTAGTTAGATTTATGTTGATTAAAAAGGGCAAGTTCAGTTGTGAAACCGAGCTTGCCCTAATTTTATATATAGAACACAGAAAACTAATTCATAAATACCTTGATACCATTTCTTCCTTGCTTGTGACCGCCCTTTACACAGCTAGCCAAGGTGTCGCGAATATCAGTAAGTATTGTTGTCTGCAATCTCAACTCAATGAGTACAGGACTGCTTGAAGTGTCTTGTGTTATCGCGTTGATACTATTGCCGAGCTTCTCTAACAGAGTGTCGCGAATGATACGGACATCTGCTTGTTGAGTGGCTACATAATATCGTAGGCTGTTGAGTATCGACTCCAACGCTTGTGCTGTTGATTCTGTAACAGACTGAATACCTTGCTGCAAAGCAGAGATATTTGAACTGCCAGCAGGTTTGACGTTGAGAACATCCATCAAGTTCTTTGCATACTCATTGAATAATGCAAGATTCTTGTCTTTCAGCTCCTTGATACCTTCAAGTTCTTTCTTGGTAACGTCAAGACCATTGTTTCCACCTTCGCTGCCCTCAGATACCGCTTTGTCGAATGCTTCAAGGATAGGCTGAATGTATTTTGAAGTAGCTCTATTCATTAACTGCTTGGTGAGCATTGTATTGAAATACTCGTCAAACTTATTGTTGAGTGCTTCGAGTGCATCACTACCTTCATTGAAAGCATCTACCCACGCTTCCGAGAAAGCTTCAGCAGCAGATTTATAGTTAGACTGAGAACCGAAACCGCCAAGTGCTTCCGTCATAGACTCACCTAATTCTTTGATTGTAGTGTTCAAATCATCAATTTGCTGTTCCCATTCTTGAATCTTACCTTCATCGGGCTTCTTGCGACCGCGCTCTGCATTAATCATTGCTTGGTACGCCTTCTGCTGTTTTTTAAGTGCATCGACCGATTTTTGGTTGTATTCGTAGAGCTTTTGCGTATCAAAGGCATCGTCCATACTCTTTTTAAGCTTTTCGTAAGCGTGTTGCAAGGAATTTACAGCGCGTTCTTGGCGTGCAATTTCCTTATCAATCTTTCCTTCGTTGCTAAAGAGTTTAGCTACGCCTGTAAGCGCGCCCATTGCGCCAGATACGACACCTGCATAGTTTCCGCTATAGTACGAACCGACCGCCTGACCGATGCTGCTGACAACATTCAGAGTGTTCTCTAAATTAGCATCAGAACCGCTAAGTGCCTCAAACAGAGCATTAAACGAGTTAGCCATTGTGGAAACTACGTCTGTAATATCCGTCACGGATTTTGAGAACTTAGCTTTCGCCTGCTCTTCCTCAGTCATAATCGTTCCGAGCTTTGCAATCTGCTCATCTGTGAGGTTTAACTGAGATTTTAAAGAGTCACGAATGCTTTTGTTGGTTGCCAACTTCAACTTTAAGGTTGTAACAACGTTTTCGTTCGCATCCTTATTCTTTGTCAGTTCGTTATATTCCTGTTCCAAAGACTCAACATAAGCATTTTGATTCTGCAATTTGCTCGTCAAATCTGCTCTAAGTCCGTTAAGCTCTACGTATTTATCCACGCCGCCAGACTCCTTTAAGTCTTTGTTAGCCTTAATCATTTCTTTAAGTCCACTAGTGAAAGCCTTGAAAGGATTGCGTGAATTGCGAACTTCATTGACCTTATTAATCTGTTCTGCAATAGTCTTCAACTCTGTTGGGTCTAGGTCTCTAAGCTCTGTACGCAACTGTTGCAGTCTTTCTGCCATTGCATCAAGTGCCTTAGAAGAAACTTTGTCTAGATTATCAAACAGCCGAACATACATGTCGCTATTTTTGAAATCTTTCCAAGTATTTTCGCCAGTCTTCTTTTTGTAGTCCAAGTCAATATTATCAAGTAATTTCTTCTGAGTTTCAGGGTCAGAGAAATTCTTCATTATTGCTGTTCTATCCGCGATATATTTTCTATCAAGCTGCAACTGGTCTGACAGGCGTTGCTTATACTCTTTGAAGAGTTTTTGGGCAGTATCAGTCGTGTCTTGCTTGATTTTCTGATTGAGCTTTTGTGTCTGATTGAGATATTCTTTTTCGACATCACTTCCAGAAAACTTTTTCCTTATGACTTCGGCGGTATTCTCCAAATCAGAGTTGTATCGCTGAATAACCTTATCGCCCCATTTTGTGAAATCTTTACCATAATGAGTTTCGTAGTCTTTGATGATATACTTATTAAACTCATTATTTATGTCTTCCTGTACTTCATCAAACGACTTCGTGAGGTCTCCAAACATAGACTTAATAAGTTCATCAGACATACCCTCATCTTTCAGTTTTTTGTACAAGTCCATCTGAGAGAATGCATCATTGACATTTCTAGATATATCATCCTTTAATTTGTTGTATTCCTTCTCAGAAACTTTCAAATCAATGTCTGCCGAAATGCGGAATGCGTTACCTCGCTTTGTCAATTCCTTGTACTGAGAACCAATCTCACGAATGCGTTTTGCCACAGATGCATCGTCTGGCAGAATATCAGAAGCTTTCCATCCTACATTTTGCGCTGCCTCTTTAAAATACTTACGAGTAGCAGATAATGCGGTTTCTTTTGATTCCGTCTTAATCAACTCGTTGTATTTAGAGTTCATATCCTTTAACAGGGAAATGCGCTCTTGCAAGATGTCTCTCTGTGCCTTATCTTGCTTGGTTCTATTTTTTTTAGCATCAACTTCGAAAGGGTTAACACCCAAAGCTAACGCCTGCTGTGTCGCGGCTCGCTTCAATTCCCTAACCTTGGCTCTCACCTTGGCTACAGAAATTACCATTTGGTTTGCTCCAATTTCACCAGCCTTGAATATCTTTCGGATAGTATCATCAACTGTTATTGTAGGCGAGTTTTTGCCAACAGCAGCGAGTCTCTTTTCAACTTCTTTCCAAGATTTTGCAGCCTTTGCTGCTTGGTCTCCTTTCCCAAGAAAACCTTCAAAAGCCTTATCGTCATCAATTTCCTTGACAACGAGGCTAATGCCATACTTTTTCTTTGCAAAGAAATCATTGATATAATCATCAACCCAAGATACTTGCTTCTCCATATTGGCTCTATCAATATACACATTGATGCCAAAGTGCCTATAAGCAAGGTCTCTCTCGTATTGACTCCAATCGCGCTCGGCTGCAATTCTGTCAATTACGCCCTGTATCTTTATAGGGTTATTGCTATATTTTTTTCTAAGGTCTCCAAATACTGCATCAAATTCGCTGTTCAATTCTTGCGCCTTATCTTGCACGCTGTTCATTGCACGGATAAGGTCATTGAAATCTGCTTGCGAAGTACCTATAAAGGATGGCATTTTATAGTCACTGCCGCCTTGTGCTATATTGATTTTCTTTATCAACTCATACATACGTGTCATATAGTCAATGTTGGATTCGTTATCCTTTTGACCTGCACGTATCTCATCAAAGTATTTCTTCGTGGTCGAAGTGGCTTGTTTGTAGTTCGCGTTAATGTTTGCTACAACTCTCTCCATTTGCGAAGACTTTGCGAGAGCATCAATCACGGCATCCTTGTAATCGTTCGCATCATCATCAAGTCCATCAGTAAACCAAGTGTTTTTTGCATCATTCTTGGCGTAATTTCTTCTGATAACCTCAATGCTATCAATGAAATCTTTATACTCTTTTTCAACCTTACTGAAAGTAGCGTTAAGTTGGTTTGCATCGAGACTATCTACATTGATTTTAAAAGTCAGTCCGTCTTTTGATGCGGCATCAATAAGCTTTTGTAACGTTGTACGTCTATCTTCGACATTCTTTTCTAAATCCTTTCCTTCTAATTTGCCATTTGCATTTGTGGCTGCATTTGCTAGTTCGTTGTACGTTCCAGCCAAAGCACCTATTGCACCCTTTGCCTTTATGGTTTCTTCTTCGGCTTTACGTACATTTTCGTTGTACTTGGAAATTTTATCATAAACAGTAGTTATTACTTCTGCTACAGCGTAAATTGCAAGACCTACGCCTATACCTGATAATGAACTTTTAACGAGACCGCCAAAATCTTTGAGAGCTTTTTTCATTCCGTTCAAGGAGTTTACGAAAAGAGCCTTGTATCTCACGATACCTGTACCAGATGCTTGCGAAAAAGCTTGTCCGATACTAGTCTTGGCAAACGTAGAGTTAACCTTTAGAGCAATAAGAATAGGTATAAGAGCCTTTCCTATCTCTGCAAGAGCCTTCCAATTATAAAGCATAGAAGTTCCCCAGCTTACCATTCCCTTCATTGTGCCCTCATTAGCCTTGCCAATATCATTGAGCATTATATCGAAGGCATCCTTCAAGTTGGAAATCTTACCTTGGAGAGTTTCAGCCTGAATCTCTTGCATATTATAGAATGTTCCACCCTTATCGGTCATGCGTTGGAATATTGCCTCAACATCCTCAAATGTAACCTTGCGCTTGGAAATCATATCAACAATCTGCGCGGTCGTGTACGCTTCTCCCTTAACTTCCTTGAAGTATTGTTGCAGCTCGCCATACATATTAATACCAGCCTCGGTAAACTGACGAACCTCAGAACCACGAAGGTATGCAGCAGCCTTGACTTGTCCGTATGCAAGGATAAGTCTTCCCATATCAACGCCAAGACCTGCTGAAACATCGGCAAGTCGCTTGGTTGTATCATAAAGTTTATCAGACTCAATTCGGTAAGCGGAAAGTTGTCGTGTGTAATCCACCAAGTCCTTGATACGGAAAGGTGATTTAACGGCAAGTTCTACTGTCTTGTTGAAAATCTCGTCTGCCTTTGGCTTGTTCTGTAAGATAGCTTCGAGTGAACGCTCTGAAAGTTCAAATTGACCTCTGACTTCTGCTATTTGTTCAACAAAAGATTTTGCTGCACCAAATGAGAATACAACTGCTGTTCGCTGGGCAAGACGTGATAAATATCCTGCAATGTATGACGTTTGCTCGCCTAAACTCTTTGCATTCACACCGGCTTCTTTGAGAACTTTAGAGTGCTGTTTGATAGCCTCGTTTACAGAAGCAAGGTTTTGCTTGTAGTTCTTATCTGTAGTATTGAGGCTAAGACGAGCTTGTTGTAATTCCTTGATGGCAGCAATATGGTCTCGCAAAGTTTTCGCACCATTTGTGTCTGCAATAACCGCATTAGTATTTGAGTAGAATGCGCTGCGCTGTTGCTTTAGCCAATCTTTCATATAGGCTTTTTCTTGGGCAGCACGGATTCTAGACGCATCTTTCTCTGCCTTTGCTGCTGCTTTGTCGGATGCTTCCTGCTCGCGTCTTGATGCTTTTTCTGCTGCTTGCGCTTCTCTTTCCTTGTTCTTTAGCCAAGCATTAGCATCTTTTTGTCTTTGCCTTTCTTGTTGAGCGGATAATTTTTCTTGTTCCTTGTAATACTCTCGCATTGAAGCTAGAGTGTCCTTGGAACGCAAATTATCTAAAGAACCACTCTCTATATGATAGTTTTTTAAAGAATTTAGCAACTGAATCTGTTGGTTCAAAGCTTGATTGTTGGCAATGATTGCTTGTTGCTTTTCACGCAAGGATGCAATAAGTTGCTGATTACTTTCAAATTCCTTTTGATTTGCAGCGTAAGCTATCTTATCGTCTTTATAGACAATACCACCCTTTCCGTCTCGTATATTCTTTTGCACCATTTCGTATTGGCGCATAGACTGAGTAAGCTCTTGTTGTCTCTTGTTAGTTGCATCAATCTGTGATTGGATATTCTGCCAATCAGATACAGATTTAGAGAAATCAGCCGAATTGGTAGCTTTTCTTTGTGAAGCCACCATTCTATCTATATTTTCAGATGCTTGAATAATAACACCATTCATTTGGGAAACGTCTTTACTAGCCTTGCTCGCACCAATATTGGATAGACTACCAGACATTTTTGATGAAGCATTATTAATCGTACCAAGCTTTTGTATGATTTGGTCGAGCGCGCCGATAAAACCAGTAGTTGAACCTTGCATTGTACCAAAGGAGCTTTTTACAGATGATGCGGTCTGTTCTGCTGTCCTCTGTAATTGCTTCAATTTATCATCAGCCTCTTTGATTTTCTTCAATGCAGACTCTGGTATAAAAAGAGCACTGCCTAATGCTGAATCTGCCATAATTCAAAAGTTTAAGAGTTTATAAAATAGGTATTCCAAGGTCATTGAGATTTCGTAAATCCTCTGCACCATTGATTACCTTTGCATTCTTTAATTTGTCGTTCTTCTGATTTTTGTCTTTGTCTGACGAAATATATTCAATATGAGTAAAATCCATAGACGCAAGACGAATCTGAGGAACAGTCATTTTCCATTTATATTCTTCTTGCGAGCACCATGTGTTGGCACGTAAGAAATCTATCATTTGTCCGTATTCTGTTCGTGATGGGATAATTCGGTTGCTTGTTTCTTCCTCATCAGAGCTTGATTGCGGACGGTCTGAATCACATTGGTACTCGCGAAGAAAAAATCCACATCTAGCAAATTGAGAATCTCAACGAGTAATGTTGCCCAATCCTTTATGTCGTAATCGCCCCAAAGCAACTGGTCGTAAACTTGTTGGTATTCCTCAGAATCAATGCGCTTTTTGTCATTGAGCAAGGATAGTGTGATTACTCTTGCCACCGATGGAATGTTAATAGCAAACTCCTTGATAACGTCACCCATTGATAAGTTTTCGCCCTTGACTATCTTGCAAGCCTCCTCTGCAATCATCCATTGAGTGCCAGGCTTCAATGCTCTTATCTCCCACTCTGTACCTTGTAGTTTTACAATTGTAGGAGAATCATTCATAATTTGCGCCAGACGTTCCATTGCAGCATCAGACAAAGGAGAACTAGGTAACACCTTATTTTCGTCTTCTACTGCTTGTTTCTTAGCCTTATTCGGGTCTTTTTGTGCTCTATATACTGTCATAGTTATATTTTCTTTCCGTTAGATAATGCGGCTACGTAAGCACCGCCATACTTTGCTGATAATGCTTGAAGTTTTTGGTAAGACATAGATATTACCTTATACTTATGTTTCAAGTTTCCACCGCCTGTTTCAAGTATCTCGGCATACGGCATAGCAGCAGCAATTACAAGTTCAAAAGTATCTTTTGTCGCTTTGTATTCGTTGAAGAAGTTTTCGATTTCTTTCCTTCCTGATACAGGTCTCTTATTTTCGCCTTTACCCCAATACTTGAACTCACTAGCACGTGGATATGGGTCTATAAATCCCATATCTTTGATTCTTCCATCATAATATACACACCAACCATAAGAATCGTAAAGATTATAAGTTCTATGTGTGTATGTTACTTCTTTTATACACGCATCAATAACTTTTTGACCATCTTTAGATAGTTCGTCAGTAATATATTGAATAGCCATTGCTCTGAATTTACCCATAGCCTAAAACTTAAAAAGGAGCGGACAGCATTAAAGCCGCCGCCCCTTGTATATAGTCGAGAATTGTTGAAGAACCTACATTATACACTAGCAGTTGGCAATGTGTATGCAGGGTCAATGTAGAATGGTGTCTTGCGAGTTACACCGCCATCTTTAACCTCAACCAACTGACCTGTGCCAGCAAGTGCAACCTTTGCCAAGTTAGAGTTCAGAGACTCGATAGTTGTCTTGGAATTGAGCTGCAACTTAGGCAGAATCAATGCTGTGTGTGTAGTGCCGTCTGCGTTGTCGAAGACAACAGCAACCTCTGCATACATCAGCTTGTAACCAGATGGAGCGTAAATCTTACCATCAGTACCCTTTGTAAAGCCGCACAATGCAGTCAATACAGGAGCTTGAGTATCTGCAACCTCGGCAGCAAACTGATACTTACCAGTTGTCACGATAGACATGATAGGAGTATCAGAAGTCTCGCGCTCAATATCGGTAGTATCGTTATCGTCCTGAGAGATAGATGTGGTGTCGCGAACAACATCGTCCAAATCGTAATAATCGTCACCAGCCGCATCGCCATTGAACGGACGAACAATAATGTGTGAAGGCTTAGAGAGCTTGATTGCACCTGCGCCTGTACTTGTAACTTTCGTTGCCATATTGTTATGAGTTTAAATTGTTATCCTAAATAAATGAAATAATTAACGTACAATAGCCGAAACAGAAATAATCTGAAAATGAAACTGGCGGTTTGAATCATATCCGCTATCTCTGTATAATACACTAATTGTATAGTTTGCGTCTCTTGATTCATCAATGATTTTGTCAAGAATGCCTTCCATCTTGTCAAGTAACTTTACATTCTTTCTAAGTGGAGTTCCCTTTGGTCTTGCATAGAGATAAATGTTAGCATAGCCAGAGGAATAACCGCCATAATCTCTTTGCTGACCTACGTCAACATTGACAAAATCATCCCAGTTCTTACTAGTTGTAGGTGGCAATTCTCCAACAAATATGTTGTTTGAGATTTTCCCCTTAGTAAGAAGCATCGAAAAGAAATTCTCAATTCGAGACAATCTGCGATTAATCCTCTGTGCCATACCTTGTTATCCTAAATACATTTTACCTTATGATGAAAAAAAAACTAAATATCAGTACCCTTGATGTAAGCTACACATCCGTGCATCTGTGTCGGATAAACGCCAATAACCATTCCGTCAACGTCCATTCCGTACATTTTTCCACGGAAACGAATGCCAGCATTCAAACCATCAGGAATATATTCTTCATCTTTTCCGTCTTCTCCTTCTTTCGTTGGCATCGGAAAATAGATTGTATATCCTAGCGTAACAACACCCGAATTAAAGAGTTTGTTGGTTTCCTGAATATCGCAATCAGTTTCAAAAATGATTGTTTCTACATTTTCTGTTTCTGATTCACCTGCACTAGTATCAGTATCGCCTAACATATCCCCATCGTCTCCGATAAGGTCTCCATCTTCTTTCGGTTTTTGTTCCGAGCGATAGAACACGCCATGATAGGCATATTCATCCAAAGCATTTCTGTCAGTGTACATAGCTTACCAATCTGTTTCTTTAATCCATTTAACCTCTCCATCGGTTTCATTGAGAGCTTCAAGTTTTTCATCCTCTCCATACTTCTTGTAAAGTCTTTTGAGTTCTGATTTGATACTCAGCAATGCAGCCGATGTAATGGTCTGAGCACCTACCGTAAGAGTATATGCGCCATGTTGGTTTGTGGTCGATGCTGTCTGATAGACACCGAATACAATCTTTTCCAAGAGTGCAATCTTACATCTGTCTTTCTGTTCTTCTGTCAAGTCCAAATAAGACTCGACATCAGAAACGCCGCAATCCAAAGCAACATTGTTTAATGCCGACTTGTCGAAGACAAAGTTAGTCATGCCGCTCAGATAGTCCAATATGTCAAACTTCGATGCTGCCATTGAGAGATAAATGAATTAAATGTTATCGTATATTGTGAGTGAACCACCATTAATTACCTGCTGTTGAGGTATCAATGATTACGTGGTTCATAAAGTCGAGAAGTGCAGGGCAAGCCGACATCATGACCTTAGTCTGCCACTCGCGGAACTGACCGTTATCCATTGCGTAGTTTCCTACGGTTACGAGTCCGTCAGCGATTGAAGCCCAAGAAACATCAATATTCTTTGCGCCATACTTCTGTTGAAGTGTCTGGTCGTAGATAGGAGTCCACTTGAACTCAACGCTATCACCAGTAGGGCAAAGTACAACAATCTTATCATCCCAACCTTGCACGAATGTGTCAGTTGTAACAGTCTTGTTGCGCTCCTTCTCAACGACAATCTCGATAGGAGAAAGACCTGTCATGTCGGAAAGTGATTTCTTGAAGTCCTCGTCCAAAATCTGCATGTTAGCAGTATATGCGCGGTCGTGAGCCTTGCACCAGTTGATGTACCACTCCTTAACCTCTTTGTTCTGCAAGAATACATCGCGGTACATCTTGCGAGTCATCTTCCATACGAGAGAAATCTCAGTACCGCCACGCTCATCGCGATAATCGTCTTCAATCTTTCTCATCTGTGAGATAAGGTCGCAGTCTGGGTCAGTCCAAGCCTTTGCACCAGCCTTCTTGCGGTTCTCTGTTGGGAATGGTTCAACCTTCTGTAAGAACTGCTGCAAGCCTTCACCCTTGCCATTCCAACTCATCTTTGCAGTTGTCATAATCTGTGCGGTCAAGTTGGAGAGTGTTGCCTCTGCTGAGTTCTTACCTACCTGAACAACATCGCGCACCCAAGCAGCCATAAGGTCTGCATCGTTGCCGAACTGCTCAAAGAGTTTTTCCTTATACTCGCGTTGTCTTGCGTTCTCAGACCACTTGTAACCGATAAAGTCTGGAATTGTACCTGTGTACATCTCCAAGCCCTCGTTATCCATTTCTGGAGCATCACCAAGTGGAGCGCGAAGGTGCATCAAAGGAGCTGCCTCTGCCTTGCGAGACTTGATGCTGAATGAAGCCACGCCATCGTAGTCTGTAGGTGTAGGCATAGAAGCTCTACGACCTTGTGTGAGATACCAGCCATAGTTGGTATAGAGCAACCCCTTGGTGTTCAAGAAGGTTCTCAGAAAGTTGATGTTATCCTTAGAAGAGAACAACTTGGCGTATCTCGAATTGTTAAAATCAAATTGTTGCATATCCTGAATACTTAAATTAATGATATGTTATCCTATTGTTATCCTATTGAATTGGAGCGGTTAGAATCCGAACCATCCGTTCTCTGTTCTTGTGTTCATCGCAAGTACGGCTGGTGGAAGCTTGTTGCACTTTGCCAAGTTCAAGATTACTCTTGAATCCTTAATCAATGCTGGAGTATAAGAGTACTGAGCACCCTCACCTTCCTCAACATTGGTTGACAAGTTAGGGTCATAGAAGAAGTCGTTATCTTTATCGAAGTAAGCGTTAGGATTGGTAACCATTGCTGTAGTCTTCGCACCTGCCTTTGCTGCCTCAACGAGAATATCGCCCTTCTTTGCGGTTGCGCCAAAAGCTGTACCGAGAGTTACGATAAATACGTTTGCACCACCTTCTGTGCCTTTGGTTACGCCTGTAACTGTAAGACCAGTACCAGTACCAGTAAGAGTTGATGGAGCGACCATAATGTTATCACCGATAAAAGGAATGTGATGGTAGCCATCATCTACGAGATTGATTGTCAAGTCTTCTGCTGTGACATCCTTTGCCAACTCGTAATACTTCAAAATCTTGACGGTCTGACCGCCATTCTTGCCGTAAGTGTCTGGGTCATACTCGCAAAAATCACCTGCGTAAGCCTTAGCGCGACCCTTGAACGGATTTGTGATAACACCACCAAAAGGAGGGTAAACGAATGCGTCCTTGTTGCCGCTTACGAGGTTAATGAAAACGCTTCTATGACCGCCAATCTTACCATGTGCTTGGATGAGTGTACGACCGCCAAAGTGACCGCCATATCCATGCTTCAAATAGAAATCATCTGCTGCTGCCATAATTTGTAAATTTGTTTAATAGTGAATGAATAATGTTATTCGCCTGCGTCAGGGTTCACGATACCCACAACATCTGAGAAATCGTCAGCCTTGTCATTGTCACCACCGCCAGCACTACCTGGAGTGTTGTTGTTTGGCTTCGAATGAGAGAGATTGTAGAACTCCTCTGCATCCGTAAATTCCTGCTCGATGTCCGAGTCCTTAGTGATGTTCAACTTGTTCATGTACTTGTCAATCCATTTGCTGTCGTTGATGCCTTTCTCCTTGAACTTGGCGAGAAGTTCACTACGTTTCTGTGATACAAGCTTAGATGCTTCGTGTTCGGCATCCTTCTTCTCTAGAGCTTCCAAGCGTTCCAAAAGCTTCTTTTCAACATCCGAAGGCTCTTTGTTATCATCCTTTGGATTTGGCTTGGTGTCGGGATGCTCATCGTTCCATTTCTTGATGAAGTCGGCATTGTCCTTCTCGTAGTTGCCGTTAAGGGAAACATACTGCGGCAAAATCTTCTTCACCAAATCATCTAACTCTGTATCTTCACCAACTAAGAGGTCAAAGTGGGAATCACTCAAACTCTTGATTGTCTTTTCACTGATGGAAAGGTGTTTTCCGTTTGCAGTGAGTTTTGCTTTTAGGGTGTCTAAAAGTTGTTGTTTTGTAAACTTCATATTACTATTTTTTAAAATTCTGCTGCAAAGATAATTAAATAATGTGGTGATTTATAGGTTTTTAGAAACTCTATTTGTTACGTAACAAATATAGAATTAATTTCACTCTATTATATATTATAAATTAGGTATCTTTGCAGCATGAACACGAATAAAGATGTAGAAATCAGACCACAAGAGGGCTTTCAAATGTCCTTTGCAAGTAGCAACGTTGACGTTGTTTTTGGTGGCGGAAATCTCGGAGGAGGCAAATCGTATGGTCTTGTACTTGCGATGGCAGAGCCGTTAATGACCGACCCAGATTTTCGTGCAATGATTTCACGCCGTTCACTTGGTAATCAAAAAGCAGGTGGAGGATTCGTAGAGAAGTTTAAACAGATATTCGGAGCTGATTATGTGAAAATCAGAGAGAGCGAGAATCCGCGCGTTACATTTCCGAATGGAACGTTTGTCGATTTGACGTATCTTGACGATTCCAATATGGATAAGTTGAGAGAGCGCGCGAAAGGATGGGAGTACGATTTGATTGCGATTGACGAGTTGACGGAGATGACTTGGGAAGTTTTCTCATACGTTATGACCCGAAACAGAGGTCAGAGCAAGACGTTTACAGGTAAGTTCTTTGCAACACTTAACCCGAAGCGTAGCCACTGGACGAGAATATTTCTTGATTGGTATATTGGCTCAGACGGTTTTATCATCCCAGAGCGTGATGGTGTAGTCAGATACTTCTATTGTGCAGGACCGACTGTTAAGGATGTTGTTTGGGGAATGTCTAAGCGAGAAGTCTATGAAAAATGTAAGATAGATATAGACAGAAAGCTTAAAACCATTGGCGGCAACTTTGGATATGAAGTAATGATTAAGAGTTTTGTTTTCTATCAAGGTAAACTTGGTTCAAACAAGAAGATGCTTGAAAACAACTCTGGCTATTTAGGTTCTGTAGCGGCATCGGGCGGCAGAATGGCACAAGCTCTTATGGAGGGTAACTTCAATGTTGACCCCGAAGAAGAAGAGGATATTCCGATTCCAAGCCAAGCGGCAAGAGATTGTTTCGTTAAAGACCCAGCCGTAAATGGTGACAAATGGATAACAATCGACTTGGCAGATTTCGGAAAGGATAATACTCTGATGTTGTCGTGGAATGGATTCCACGTTGTCAATTACGAAATCGTTATGCATTCAACACCGCGAATCAATGCTGAAAGAGCTAGGCTGTTTGCGGCTAACGAGGGAGTAGCAGAGAGCCATATTATCTATGATGCCACGGCAGGTAGGTATTTCAACGACTATATACCAGATGCTATCCCTTACATATCAGCAGCAAAGGCAATGGGAGTTTATTACTTGTCAGCTATGACAATAAAAGACCTATGTTACTTGCGACTGAGCTACATGATTAAGCGAGGACAGCTTACATTCTCTGATAAGGTTGCAAATGCGGTTTATACGCATCAAAACCTCAAATACAGAGTTTCAATGCAGAATGAGTTCATGGAAGAATGCGCAGTAGTTCGCTTTGACAAGATGCCGAGCGGAAAGAAGAAGTTGCAGAGCAAGAAGGAAATGAACAGAAATCTTGGAAAAGACCGTTCTATGGACTTGCTTGACCCTTGCGCAATGAGAATGTACCCATGTTTGAATATGGAGTATGGTAGCGAGCTACAGGAGGGATTCAGACTTGCAGAGAAAGAAGTTGAAGAAAAAAATCCTAATGCTCAGAGTATTTATGATGATACGTTGTACTATTAATTTTAGAATATATGCTGAAAAAAGAAAATATAAAAATGATTCTTGAATCCGTGCGGATTGACTGGGATAAATGCGATGAGAAAGACATTGTGTTTGCTATCCTCTGTGACGCATTGGAAGATAAGACTTTAGCGTATCGTCTTGCTTATCGTAAGAGTGAAAAGGATGCCGCGAAATTCTACGAAACTCCACGATTCAAGAAACTGCTAGATGTTCTAGAACCTTTCGGTATCGGCAATGTGAATAACAACGCTATTACCAAGGAAGAGAACAAAAATGAGCTTCTCAAAATGCTTGACAAGATAGACCAAGCTCTTAGTGACGGAAATCTTGAACCGAAAGATGCATTGAAGATGCAGACTGATATACGTGTAAAGCTGAATGACAAATTTGAAATGGAAGAGTCACAGAAGCAGAAGCGAATCATCGTAGTACCAAGCAAACACGATATTGTTTGTCCTACTACAAACAGAGAATGTAACTACTGGGCTTCAAAAAAAGCTTGTTGCAGACATTATGGATTGATTGACCCACAAGAGAACAACGATTCACAAAATAGCAACGATGTTAAACCATCATTAAACGACAATAACGATGAGTAGAAAGAGACAAGATATAATTAATGATTTTTTGGAGAATCCTCAGAAATTGCTTCTGAAAAAGCCGTTTTTGAGGGGTTCGCGCTCTATTACCATCAATGATTCTTCTGATGGTTCGGATATTAAGACAAACTTCCGTAAAGAGGCACAGCTTCCGAATATCAGCAAGATAGTTGTTAGCCAAGAGCGTTTTGCAAAGGAGTTAGACCCTTATTCTCACAGGGTATTGTTTGATACAAACTTACCTTCTATATGCTGCAAGCTTGATGATGGCAGTTATTGCGAGATTGAGTTTAAGAAGTTTGGCATTCCTATGCAACAGCGTATTGTTGACAAGAAGGCTCTTTGTTTAGGTGGTAATAAACGTAATCATATCTTGCATGACAGCAATCCGACTGATAAGCTCAAAAAGAACTTTGCCGATTTCAAGTGGCATTGGAAAGAGACAAATCAGGATGGTATCGAAATGCAAGCTATACGTATTCAGCAGAGTTATGGTGATGTGGGCTTACTCGTTTACATGAATGAGGATAACGAAGTAAAAAGTAGGCTATTCTCGTATGAAGATGGCTATCAGATTATCACACACAAAGACGATAATGGAGAACCGCTTCTTGATTGCGTGTATTATCGCACAGAGGATAATGTAAGACATATTGATGCATACGACAAGACATATCATTATCATTTTACAGATGTATTCGTTCAAGACGTTGATACAAACGAAGTACTGAAAGGATGGTGCTTGGAAAGCAAGGAAGAACACGGATTCTCGGAGAGTCCACTTGTTACAAAACGTGGTGATGTTGCTTGGAATAACGGTCAAGACCTTATCGAGCTATTCGAGATTATCTATAATCTGTTTGCGGTCATCCAAAAACGTCACGGATGGGGAATCCTTTATATCAAGGGTAAGCTCAATGAAACCGCAAAGAAGATTGCTGGTTCTATCATACTGAATGATACAAGCATTGAAGGAAATGGCAGCGCAGAGTTTAAGACTCCACCTTCTCCAAACAACATGATTGAGTTCATGCAGTCAATTCTCGACCAGTTGCAGATTGCTACAGGATGTACATTTATCTTGCCGAAGGATATTAAGTCTAGTGGCGATATAAGCGGTTTGGCAATTCAAATGACACGCTCTTTGGATATTGAGGAGGCTAACAATGCAGCTATTGAGTGGCAGAATTTCGTCAGCAAGCATTCAAGACTGTTCAAGGAAGGATTGGCAAAGCAGTTGGTTGCAAGCGGCGAGAATCCTACTGCAATTACTGAGTTTAAGCAGATGAGAATCAGCACATCATTTAAGCCTTGGCAGCCATTCGATGAAAGTGCATGGAATCAGATGCTTTGTACATTGAGCGGTGCAGGTTTGATTTCTACTAAGACTGGTGTTGAAAAGAATACTATTTCTGCACCTGACGAGGAAGTAAGATTGCAGACTCAGCAAGAAGAGGCAGATGAACGTGCCGAAAAACAAGCTGAGATTACCGCAAGGACAAAGAATACAGACAACAATAAAGAATAAACATGAAGGCAGAATCATTATACATACAGAAGTTGACTTACGATGAGAACACTGGTAATGAGATTATCGGTTTGTTCCCATCGGAAGCTAACCCTGCTATTGTATCATCATATACATACGATGCAAAGCGTATGGGTGGAGCACCTACCCTTACTGCTACAATATATTCTTCTGAGCCTTTGCAATGGAAGAAGGAAGAGTTCGTGGAGTACAATGGCGATAGATTCTTTGCGTCCTATACACCAAACTCTACAAAGGATAATTCGTCTAGAATGTGGAAGAGTGAAATCACTTTCACATCTAGAAGAGAATTACTTGATAACACTCTGTTCTTTGATGTTGTCGTTGATGATGTTGATACACAGAACAAAGATAGATACCGCTCAAATCAGACAAAGTTCACGTTTGGTGGAACTATCCATGAGTTTGTTGCTCGCGTCAATAGCTCAATGGCATATTGTGGATTGTATCGTCCTACAGATGAATACAAGGGATATTACGTTGTTGTTGACGAAGGATATGGAACAGATGAAGTTAAGGAAGTATCATTTGAAGACCAATATTTGACTGATGTTTTACAACTTATCAACACAACTTTTGAGCTTGATTACTACTGGGATGGCAACGTTTGCCATGTCGGCAAGGTACAGCACGACTTAACCGATACACCTATAAAATATGGTAGTAGTGATGCCCTTATATCCGTATCAAAGGAGAATGCGAACTATAAGATAGTTGATATGATAACAGGTTACGGTTCGTCCGACAACCTGCCATATTACTATCCTAATGATGATGAGTTTGGTGAAGCAGTATTCAATACAGAGAATATCAGCAAATCTCTTGTTTCGTCAATATCACTTGGTGATGTTTGGAAATGGAATAGTGATGTTTACAACAACACACTGATATTTAGTAAGAATAGCAAGGATTATTATACTGCAAATGTATTTGGAACATCAAACTATCTTATAACAAACTTCGGCGGTAAAGATTACAAAGGAAAAGGAGAAGAATCTAAAAATGTTATCCCTACTTGCTCTATGGGAGAAAAATACACAGAGTATAATTCTATTGCTATTTCTAGGCTCATAGGAAGTACTACTATATGGACGTTGTTTGAATTTACCAGTTCTGCAAAAGAAGATACTGTTAAAATGGACGGATTGTCTTTTGTAGCAAAGGAAGCTGATAGTGCTCTTAAATTCGGTTTAGAATTTAGCTACGAATATGCTTACTATGTTGGAGAAAATACCAATATAGATACTGCTTACAAGAGTATTCAGAGTGTCCGTGGGGGAGGTTCAATGTCGGGAAAAGGCGGTAGATCTTTTGGTAATAGAGATTCGGATGTAAGTAATGGATGGGCTTTTGGAGATAATATAGATGGGCTATCTAACTACACAAAGAGTAGCAAAAAAGAACATACATTTGAGCGTAATTCTACAAGTACTATTGTAATAGCCTGCAAGATAACTGCAACAAATATCAAAAAAGCAAGTAGAACTCGCAGAATGAATACTGTATCTACGAGTATTTCAGGTAGTATAGAATTAACGCGCAAGCCGAGCAGTGTTTATTACTTTGAAACATCAGATGGGCATACTCAACCATACGATGAAAGCGGAATCAAGATTAATGGTATAGGTGATATTCCACATAAAGATTTGACGTTTTCGTTTGATGGTACATATTGGAACGCAACAGAAGGTGGAGAAAATAATGCCGCAAAAATAACGATTACAGACCGCGTATGGCTTGCACCATCATCGGTACTTATGCCTTCTATATATCGTAACACGAAAGGTGCAGAGCGTTTCTATTATGCTTTGAATAACACCCACAAGTTGCCAAGCGGTAGTGGATATTACGAGTTTGTAAACTTGTACAAGAAAGGAAATCCTCATCAAGGAACTGTTACTTTTGGTGATATAAAGCCAACTATAAAAGGAATTGTAAATGCAGAAGGACAGCTATTCGGAGAGATTGCAGATATTGCTTTTGATAGTGCTGATAGTGATGTAAAGGATAGTGACGGAAAATATATTCATAACTATTTCTATATAAAGCTACATAAGTTTAATGGAGATTTTGGATTTGACTTATTTGCTCATGCTTTGGCTAGTGAATCAGCAAAGATAAATCTCATAAAGAGTAATGGATGCCCTGCTTGCTCATTTGTTATCGGGTGTTATTGGGATAGTGCAAATAATAAATGCTACAATAATGTACTTACTGACAGAAATGGAAATTTGAAGTCAGATAGTGGAAAAATGAATAGCAAAGGTGATTATATTCTTAGCGACACATACGTTAAGGATAACAAATCAAATCAAGATTCAACGAAAGAAGAACTTTGGATTTGCGTTCAGAAAGACACATCAACACTAGGTATCGTAATGCCAAACGCAAGTGCTGGATTTAAGCCACAAAAGGGAGATTTGTTTGTTATCACAGGCATTAAACCTCCAAAGGTTCTTGTAACGGCAGCAGAGAAACGACTCGATGATGCTCTTATCAAGCACATGAGCGAAAACAATACAGACCAGTTCAACTACTCTGTTAAGTTTTCTCGCATATTCTTGCAAGAAAATCCTGACTTTGCAAGTAAGCTAAACGAGAATGCAAAGCTGTCAATACAAATACAGGGCGATTCGGATAGCGATGGAAATCTTATTAGTCACGAAGTTTTCGTCAGCAACTACTCTGTAAAGGTTGATAACGATGAGCTGGCAGAAGTTGAGATTGAGCTTGTTAATTCGTTGGAAGTTACAAAGAGTGATACGAAGCAGATTATTGATGCAGTAAAAGGAGAAACTGTTAAATCTCTATCTAGCATGGTTGGTGGTAGTAATACCAATAGCTTTAATGCTAGTATAACCGATAAAATGTATCTCTCTAAACTGAAAGACGATACCGCAAATGGTACTATCACCTTTCAGAAGATTCAGAAGTTCTTGCAGGGATTGCTTATCGGTAACTCCAACGCATACAGCATTGATGCAAATGGAAACGCAACCATTAACTTGCTCAACTCTGCTGATTATGATGATGCAACTCAGTCGGGTTTTGGCTTCTACAGACGTAAGGATGGGAAATTTGGTCTGAACATCACAGACATCAGTGTTTGGGGTAAGGCATACTTCAACAACTTGACGATTCGTGAAACCACCTTCGTAGGTGGTAATCTCGTCTTCTCCCCTTCGGCAGGTAAGATATTCGAGGTAAGAGAGATAACAGATGCTCAAGGCGAAGTAACAGGCTGGAAATGTTATCTCCTAGCAGACGATGGAACTACAGCCACAACGAATATGTTTGAGGTTGATGACCAAGTTAGGTGCGAGACGTTCAATATTAAGGCTGGCGTATACGAGAATGTATCGAATAAGTTCTATTGGCGTAAGATTACTGATGTGTCTACGGATAATGAAGAGATAAGGGATTCTAACAATAATATCCTCTATGACGGAAAGAAATTCTCATGGATAGTCATCTCTGCAAGTGATAAGGCAGAAGGTAGTGATAACCCTGCTGCTGGAGACACAATCGTTCTTATGGGTAACCGCACGAACACAAACAGAATGAGCTTCGTGGTTAAAGAAACCTATGGTGATAACGCTCCTCGGGAAGTTGGTTATACTAACGTTCACAGCTACACGCTCGGCAATGGTAATCTTGTCTACGAGATAAGCCCGAAGAAGGTGCGGTTCTACTCTCAGTACTTCGAGATAGTAACCATTGAGGGTTTACCTATTAAGACTATCAACTATCGTGGCGATTGGAAACAGGGCGATACCTACGTGTACTATGACCAAGTGACACATAACGGCACAACATGGCTTTGTGTTGCACCCGAAGGAACAAATGTAACGAGTGAACCTGCAAGGGGTAATGATTTCTGGAAGGCACAGAATGCCATCCTTGATGCTGTACTCAATATTACGCAGAGCACAGGAGAATGGATAGATAAGGGCGAGACAAATCATGTAGAATGTTCCGTGATACGTGGTTTTGAGAATATTACAGACCAAGTAACATCGTGGAACATCGTGCGAGATAGCGGTGATGCTGTCAATGATGCGGCTTGGCAGAATAAGGATAAGGTCAAGAACTTTGGTGGAACGATAGATATAGCATGGACGGATGATGATGATGACATCGGTGATTCCAATAGCTGTATCTTCACCATCACTGCTTTTTGGGGTAATAAAGTTGAACTAGCAAAAGGAACAATAAGCGTATGATGTATGTAATATTAGACAAGGTGCAAGCGTTGGGTCTCGGATTCAATCTGCACACCCACATAACTGCTCACGGCAAGATGATTCTCAATGAGAAGGAAGTGTTGATGAGCAACAATATTCAAGGTGATACATTGAATGAGCGTGTTGAGAATATCGGTGGCAAGGCTATGACCGAGCAAGAGTTGGAACAATTTAAAAATACGGAGGAATAAAGATGGCAGAAACTAATTACTCAGTACAAGGTTGTGTACCTGTACGAAGACTTCGCAACAACGATTCTTTGTCAATTTCAATCGAGAGTACGCAGCCTCTATTTCAAGGCGTGGATGCCAACAATGACAACGCTACACCATTCCCTAACTGGGAAACTGATGACGCGGCTCGACCTATCCTTACTCCTAATGTCAAGAGTGCAAAAGGTAATATCGTATCTCTCAGCAACCATCATTGGAAGTATGGTGATACTCTGCTTGTGTTTAGCGGAAGTACGAGCGGTACGTTTCAGCTTACAGGAGATGGTAAGTTCGGTATGGATGCAAATGGAAGGTTGAAGATATTCAAGAACCTTGCATCAAGCAGTTCTACAAGTTCTGATACTCTCACATATAGCGGTACGGCAAAGATTGGTGATAGCAGAACTCAGGACGTTAGCGGATTCGTCACAATTCTCATACAGCCGATGGGTAACAACTCATACATGGGATGGATAACCGCAAACCGCTCGATACTGACAGATGCGCAGAATGAGAACACGGCTACACTTTCGGCAAGATTGTGGTTATCCACAACGGAACTTACCGACTTCTCAGTCAAGTGGAAGAATTCGGCAGGTGAAGTACTCGGAAGTGATAAGACCCTCACGGTTACTCGTGATATGGTGAGCGGCTCTACCCTCATTATTTGCGAGTTCTATCACAAGGATGCGCAAAACGCTTGTTTCAGAGCTGGCAAGGTGATGACCGATAACGCTGACGAATACGTAATTGTCGGGGAAGTATCAAACCTTATAGGCGATAAGGATGCTACGATAACAGGACGCATCAAGAATACAAGGACGAATGCTATTGTGACATCAGACAATGTTTCATGGAACGCTAAAGCCTACAAGGATAACAACGAGCTTATCAAGGAAGTAAACTCTAACGTTATCACAATCGCAAAATCTGAGAGCGACTATGGCGGTACAGAGCATGATGCTTATGTTCTGTTTACGGCAACTTGGTAAAAATAGGAGGAAAAAACTATGGCAACAAACAACGCAGTAAGAATAAGAAGGTCTTTCGCACCGCTCAATACGGCAAAATCAATCGTATGTGTGTCGGGCGGCTCTCCTACTACGCAGGTGTATAACGTGGCTAACAGCAGCTACGAGCCTAACCGAGCCAACACACCTTGCGTATTACACCCAGACATTACAGCTTACGCAAGCGATGGTACATGGAAGTATCAGCAAGCCAATGCGGTACTTGCAAACATGGTGTGGCTCGTTAATGACAAGGATATAAGCAAGGTGTGGGCAGCATCGGACTATTCAATCAATCAAGATGGTGCTACACGTGGAGACCTCACCATCTTTCGTAACGTGGCAGTAGCAGAACGATTTGCATTGAGGTTCAAGGCTGACATCGTGGATTATCGAACCAACGTCAATGTTCCTGTCCTTACCGATGAGGTAGTTCTGAACACGGTTGCTAAGAGCGATGATGCCTATTCGATGGCTATTGATGATGATGAGACTATCATCTACAACCCAATGACAGACAGACTGCTTCTGTACGACTACAAGGTAGCTCATAATATGATAGCTGCATCCGATGCTGTTAGGAATGCTTGTATTGACGAGAAGGCTTATTTGAGAAAGATTCCTCTCCATATCTACAAGGGAGCAAAGAGCATTACTTCGGGCTACACTATCAAGCTGTACAAGATGAGCGGTTCTTCGATGGCTCAGATAAGCGTAGGAATGAATGAGGTGGTCGCAATCAGTAATAACTATATTACGCTCGACCTAAGACTTGTTAATTCGGCATCATACGTTATCAGGGCTTATGTAGGCGATACGGAAGTATGCAACAAGCAAATCTCTGTTTCCCGAACTTACCCTAAATATAGCGTGTCGGCAGGGCAGAATGTTGATATAAGCCCTGGAGTTGATAACCGACAGCAGATTGCTCTTGTCAATTCAGAAGGTAACATCGTGGAATGCCCTGCTAACGTTCTGAAGCTTAATTGGAGCACGATTGCAGAGAATGGTGGTGTGACAACTACAAGACAATGGCAAGAGGGCGATACGGCAATCTTCAATATCTCTGATACTGGTTTAGGCGAAACTGCTGATGATGAGTTGGAGATAAGATGTGATGCTGAATACAAGCCAAGCTTCGACTTCTTCTCTGATGGTTCTGAACCTCTCGTTGATGAGAATGGAGAATACTTAATTGGTAACTGATTTAGTAACATAAAAATAGCAAAATATGAAAAATCTTGCAACAGTAGCATCGGTATCATCAATGGTTAAGGGTGATACCTTATTGATAGAGGTTGGCGGCTCGCTCAGACGTATAAAGTTGTCTAATTTGGCTAACTCTATCAGCACTAACCAGCTTGACCTCTCGCTTATAGCTTGGGGTACTTATCTTAAAGAAACAAGTGATACGCAATGGGGAGTTTGCGGCAACCAGACGAAGTGGAATGAGTTTAAGTCTTCGCTCGGTCGATACTTGCTCACTAACGATGGAAGAATGGCTAAATTGTCTCGCAGCAACTCTGCTATATTCGAGGATGGTACAGCCGTTGACGAGAGCAAGGGGCATATCATGTTCCATACTCCTCATCGTCTCTACTATCTTGTGAAGTACGATGCGTCAGCAGGATGCAACATTCTGTGGGGTTCTACTTATCCTATCTCTGAGCATTATATAGACCATCCTACCTTTGGCGCATATATGGGTAGTATTGTTAGCAATAATCTTGTAAGCCGTAGTGGACTTGGTGTATCGAATAATATATCAATCAGTGAGTTCTTTACTTATGCCCATAATAACGGAAAGAATTTCGGTCTGCTCGACTATGAGACATCGAAGATTATTCCGATGCTCGTTTTGTGGGAAAGCGGAAACAGCAACGCACAGGCTAAGTTTGGTTGTGGTCCTACTGGTAGTACTAGTACATGGGATAAGGTTAATGGTCTTGCAACGGGTGCGACAAAGAGCCTTGGAGATAACAATGGTAAAATCAGCTTGGCAGAATTGACAGGAAACGCTGACGCATGCCATGTGAACCTCTTCGGTATCGAGAACCCTTGGGGATGGTACTGGCAGATGATACAAGGCATTTACTTCGGTAATAGCGGTAATAGCGGTCAGACTGGTTCAGAAGCATTCGTATACAAAGGTAACAGAATGCCTTCTGATTCCGAGATTAAAGCGCATCCTGTCGGAGATTATCGCACATTCACACGAAATATAAATAATGGATGGGTATTGAGACTTGTCCTTGGAGACTTCTTCGACATCATGCCAAAAAATGTTGGTGGTGATAATAGCGCAAACTACTATTGCGACTACTCATGGGCAAATAACACTGGGCAGTTGCTCCTCTTTGGTGGTAGCGCCTGGTCTGCGCTTAGCTGCGGCTCGTTCTGCGTCAATTCGAATCACGGCTTCGGCTATCGCAGTACGGCCTGCGGTGTGCGTCTCGCTTTTTACGGAAATCCGACATACGTAAACGGCGCAGACCTGTAGGGTCTGCGCTACCCGATGTGGAGCTTGCTCCCCCGAAGCAAAAATGGTGATAAGAAAAAAAATAAAATAAAAGGTGGCGAGAGACATTTTGCTCCTCTTTGGTGGTAACGCCAGGAATGCGCTTAACTGCGGCTCGTTCTACGTCAATTCGAATAACGACTTCGGCAATCGCAATACGAACTACGGTGTGCGTCTCACTTATTTATAATCGCTGAATCAATAATCTATCGTGTATGGATATATGAAGAAGCGAGTCTCTCAAACCTTGACGTGGGCTTTCAGCCTAGTCAGAAAATAACAGCGGAAAGGCTCTCTGTATTCGCTGAATGGAGAGCAAGCGTGGTGAAGTAATCTGCTCAGTTGTACGAACAGAACAAAGTCACGGGCAAAGCGGCAAAAAAGCAATAGGCTTTAATATAAGACACAATGACAGCAAAGGCAAAGAATCTGATGAATGAACTCATAAAGAGGGAAACATTGGAACAAGGCGGTGATGATGCTTACAATGCGTTAGATGATAAGAATACGTGGTTTGCAAGGAGGTATATCCGAGAAAAGGACAATATTATCGACCGCATACAGAATATGCTCATCCTCGGCATTTATCCTAAGAAGGAATATAAAGAGGTTGACATAGTATCAGAGAATAAGGCAAGAAAGATATGCCCTATGCACTTCGACCCTTGGAACGTTCTCTTCCATGCCATAAAGATAGTGCTAGAACCTATAGTAGAGCGAGTGCTCATATATGATTCAAGTGCTGGCAGAAAAGGTAAAGGTCAGGTATTCGGCGCATTGAGAACCCAACGAGCTATCAGAAGGCATCCGAAATGGGCTTATTATGGGAAAGGAGACCTCAGAAAGTACTATCTGACAATACCTCATCCTGTTCTGCTTATGATACTTAGGCGATATGTAGACGATGATTTATTCATCGAGCTTATAGAACAGACCATGCTCGATTATTCTGTAGATATAGAACCTCTGATGCTTGAAGAATATGAGCGTAAGCAGAAGTACTGCATTTGGGCAGACAAAGGTGGAATAAAGTATCTCGGGTGTAAGCGTGGTGTAACGCTCGGTAATCCTATCGGTCAGATGTTAGGTAATCTCGCTTTAAGTCTGGTAGACTATGCTATGGTTCATATCGAGCATGCGAAAGGTTATCATCGGCATTGTGACGATATTACATTCTTCGCTGAAACAAAGGAAGAAGCTGTTCGATTGCTCGGAAGATTGGACTACTGGTGTAATCAATATGGTCTCTGTCTGAAGGCGAGCGGTCATGTAGCAGAATTGCATGACGAAGAGAAATGTGTAAAAGGAAGATGCCTAGACTTTGTCGGTTATGTATATTCTCGCAAGAACATGAGGATGCGCAGACGTACAAAGGTTAAGGCAGCAAAGGCTTTCGGTAGAGTTAAGAGCCGTAAAAGGCGGCAGGAACTTATCGGGGCTTATTGGGGAATAGCAAGATGGGGCAAGTGCAAGCATCTTTGGAAGAATATCGTTGGAGACTACCCCGAAAATTATAAAAATGAAATTAAAAGAAAAAAGAGTATGAGTTTCAAAGATATAGGAATCGTATCACCGAAATACTCGGTAGACAAAAACGGAAAGCGTATATTTTCCGTACAGGAATATAACCAAGCTCTGTTGTGTCAGAATCACACCATCATCAACATATTAGACTTTGAAGATGATGTAGAGGTCAATGGCAAGGGTGGTCGCTGCTGGGTTCTGTACGAAATGAAAGATTGCCCAGGAACAGAGTATAAGTTCTGCACTTCATCAAAACTCATAAGGCAGAAACTTATGAAAGTAAGGGAGAAAAATCTTCTGCTAGTCAATGACACATTCCTGTTCAGAGTAGACAAAAGTGGCAGATATACTTATGATTTAGATTAACAATTTTAAATTATTAGATTATGAAGATACAATGCACAATGGCAGAATTGCCAAAGGATAATGTGAAGGTTTCTGTTTCAGGTAACTACCTTCAAGTAGCTTATGATTTTGTTCGTATCGAGCAGAAAGCGGATGATGCGAATGATAGTATGCACATGGTGGTAGAGAACTCTTGCCAAGGCGAATACATCGAGCTTCGTGGTGGCATCCGCAGCTATGATGCAATCGCGTCAGCCATCATAGAAGACAAATACCCATCTGACAAAATGGATGCAATTCGTCTAAACTTCGAGTTGGCTCAGAATAGTGCCGTGGCATCTATTGCATTGGCTGACAGCAAGCGTGAAGAGTATATTGCCGAGTATAAGGCTATGCAAGAGTGGCGCATCCACGCCAAGAAAATAGCTCGAAAGGCTGTTGACTTAATTAACAATGAATTGAAATAATCAAGAAAGGAGGTATACTATGGCTGGACATAGTGCGCAAGGTGTTGTAAGGGTAAGCCGCAAGCCCAAGACAGCGAGTGAGACGGAGATTGTTCGTCTCATTACTGCTACTAATGAGAGTACGCCTATCGGGAACTTTACTCAGTTAGTTAAGGATTTGGAAGCGGCAGGTATCGTTATTAATGCAGATGAGGTTGCAATCAAAGGCAACAAGGTGACTATATACAATAAAGATGGTGCTGCCCTATTTGCCCAAGATGGCAAGCTCAATGCTAACCTGATTGATGCAGATAAAATCGAGGTTAAGCATCTTTGGGCGAAGTCTGAGGATGGAACTACCAAGGTGGGATATTTCGGCAACTACGAGATTGATGCGTGCAAGGTAGATGATACTACTTATGCGCCATTGTTTGTTGGTGGGGATACAGCTAGCCAGTCGTCGTTCTACGTAACGAGCGATGGAGCAATGTATGCTACGAGCGGATATATAGGTGGATTCAATATAGGAAAGACCAGTATAGATGGAATCAACGGACAAAACAAAGTCATGCTTACACCAGGGTATATTTCCTTCGATAACAAAACTCATGGCATTGATAATATAATTGGAGCTAACTGGAAATATGGATTGGACTATGTTGGTCAGCAGATAGTTGTTAAGTACGACCATGCAACACCATCTTATGGCGGTAATATTGGTATAGCAAATTTAAAGAATATCGCATTGTATGTTTCAGCCTCTGGTAACATAGATAGGCTTTCGAGAGATACAGGCGTCGTTAACTCGGTATATCCTTGCGGTAATCATGCAATATTTTGTGATAAAGGTGATTTTGCCGGATTCAGACCTTGTTTCAGAATTATTACGTCAAGCCAGACGTTGTCAAAATATGATGTGTTCTTAGAGATTGTCGATAGCTGGAAGAAGCACAACAGTATTACTGGCGCAGATACCATAGTCGATGTTGGTAAAGTCACACTCAGCCTTCCAACGGAACCGGAAATAGGTCAGATGTACTGGATTATAAGGTCATCTAAATACGATTACACTCTGAAGACGACCGACGGTACGAAGATTTTTTATCCGTCAGGAAACGGAACATCTTTCAAACTTACAACGAATAACGAGATGGCGTGCATCATATATACTGGAACCAACTGGAGGCTGATGTGGAATATGGGCATATAATTTTTTTTTTAAAAACAATAAATATGAAAAAGAATTTTAATGTACCTTTCAAGAATTGGAAGGGTGAGGTGATAGTAGCACCAGTAAAGAACGAGAACGGAGAGGAAACCTACAAGCCACAGATTATGGGCGATATTGTAGGTAAGGTGCTCTTCGAAGTGATAGACAATCAGAGTATTCAGCTATCGGGCGAAGAAAAGCTGCGTGCTTATCGGGTAGCTTGCAAGATAGGCAAGGATGCCGAAAACGTAGACCTCGAAGCCGAGGACATTATTCTTATCAAGAAGATACTCTGTCCTGTCATGGCTGTAGGTGGGTATGGTCAGATAGTTGATTTGCTCGAAGGATAGGAACAGATAAGGCGGTTTACCACATGGTGACCGCCTTATTTCTGTTACAAAAAAACGATAAAGTGGTAACAAAAAATCGGTAACAGAACTTTCAGATTGTTACTATTTATAAAGTTTAGCACAAAAATATTCTCATTTTCGTTGTTTTTGTGCAAAAAAGTGTATCTTTGCAGCACTTTTCTTATTATTAAGAATGAGGAACTAAGAACAAATAATAAAACAAAAGGAGAAGAATTTATGACTAAAGAGGAAGAAGATGAAGTCCATCGGTTAGTTCAATCAGTCGGTGTTGTACAGTTGTCAAGAGTAATGTTTAAGGACATGGACGTTAGCGAAATGATAAACGTCATTATCCTT